AAGTTTGTCCAACAACATAGTCATTTACTAGCCAGTTGGTTGCATCACCAATTTCAAGTTCTACAATCTTACCAACCTGTCTAGGTGGTTCTGTAAAGGTTATTTTACCATTTCCAGGATTAGTTGTTAAAGTAAAGGCAACATCGGGTTCCTGGATAACACCATCTAAAGAAACGTATAAATGGTCTCCATCTACAATAGGAATGCCTAAATCGAATTCTACAGTAGTACCATCGAATAGAGAAGTGATATTGTTCGCTTCTCGCATATATTCGGCATTATTCGCATCATCTTGGAATTTCATCGACTTTCCGTAGAAAGTCACGCCTGGTACAAATATACCAGTACTAGGATCAGTATATGGTCCTAATGGTGCAGAAGCGAATGTAATGGTAGATCCAGCAACTGTATACGCAGTATCAGGATCCTGAAGAACACCGTCCAATGTAACGACTAATTGAGTTGCTCTGAACGGAACAAGCACCTCATTGATATCTTTCTTGAATAATGTAAATTGAGTCGTACCAGTGATTGTACCATCTGCTTGAACAGCACCATCGAAGGCTGGTGAGATTGCTAGGTCAAATACTTCAATTTCAACGTTATTCTGTTCACTATAGTTAATAGTTCCTGTACCACGTTGTTTCGACATAGAATCGACTCTAACGTGAGATTGAGTGATTCTTCTCGACTTATGAGCACAAGTAACACCTAAAACGCCAGGTTCGATGATACTCATCACCGCACCGTATCCATTGTCCTTTGTGCCACTTTGAGGAGTGTCTATGGTCTCTGGTTGTGTTCCATCACCTTGAGACTCAATTAAGACTTCTCCAAAGAGGTTAAATCCAGCTGGATGGGTAAAACGCTTAACAAAGTCTCTCCAATCGTTAATAGAGACTGTAGACTTAACTACGTAAGAATAATCTTGATAATAGACTCCATCTTGGACTTTCTGTGAAACAGCACTTAATTTACTTCTATCACTCGAATATGAACCAACTGAAGTACTTGTAGGTCCAATTTGCGGAGTTATGTTAGCTACGTAGATAACTTGGATACTTGCAGTAGCACGAAGTGTCTCACCGTAGATTTGATACCTAGAATCGAATTTTCCGTAGATACCCTTCAAACGAAGAATATTCATTCCATCAACCCAGTAATCAACTCTACCAGAAGCAATCATATCTCCAGCTAAGTTTCTTTGCGTTATTAGCTCTCCATTCAAGAATGCCTTGTCGGGCATATCTCTTAGAGTCATAACAATGGGTGGATTGACTTGAGGTGCTAAAGTTGGGTCATTATTGAAGTCTTTACCCGAAGATATGATTTCTAGGGTTGCCAACTTACCAATATCAGTTCCTTGAGCAAATAACTTAGTATCTGACTCATAAAGTCGTAAAGTAGTCGTATCTGCGTAATTAACTCCTTCATCAATCGGAATAATACGAGAAACCGATCCATCTGCCCTTAATTCGATTGTAAACTTAGCATTTGCTCCATCACCCCTATTTTCAAGCAATACAATGGGTTTAGAGTAATTTAATCCAGTATCTGTAACTGTAACTGATGTAATACGTCCTTCAGTAAGATTAACAGTAAATGCACCTCTAAAACGCTTGTTTAAGAAGACACCAGGCACTTGAGGTGGCATCGTATAGTTTTTACCACCACTGATGACTTTAACCCTCTTAATCGCTCCTACAGCGTATAGAGAGTCGGTATAATATTGAACATTTGTAAATCCTTCATTTTGAGGAGTCTGCTTTAACCTATAAGCAAATTCGTACTCATAGCCATAGAATACAGCGTGCTTACCTGCAAATGGGTCTTCTACAAGAGTAAAGAACTGATCTTCAGCATCTATCTTCGCAGATACCTCTCCATAGTAAATTTTGGTAGGAATGTCTAGTACAGGTGTACTCTTCCAAGTAGTACCGTCTACTGGTATACCATATCCAAGTTGGAACGTACTAAATGACCCAGTATTACCAGGTTTTACAGTTGACTGGTACGCTTGTACTAGTTCAGTAGTTCTATAGACGTTTTCGTAGAATTTAAGATTTCTATTGACTAATGATGGATCAGAAGTATCAAAAAGATAACGATAAGTCTTTTGACACTCAATACTGATATTTCTATTCCATTCTGTTAGTCCATCCTTCCTAAATCTAAATCTTAAGGAAGTAGGTTCGACACTTGCTATAGAAACCTGTTTATTAGGTGTACTACCATCTAAGAAGGTGGAATTAGTGTCAATTGTTGTGTCTCCTTCATTTAAGTAATAAACAATTAACTTATGAGTCTCAGAATCATATGAATCAATCCAAGCATTGTTTCCACTGAATGATACATTGGAATCCTTAGTGAATCTGTAAATATTTGTTATAAGTTCGACATCAACACCTTCAATATGATCTTCTGCTTCAGTTCCATTAACACCACGTATAACAGTTAGGAAATTACCTGTAACATTAGTGATCTGACACTCTTCATCAGTGATTCTAATAACATCATCTCTAGAGTAGCCAGAACCACTGGTTACTGTTATGATGGTATCAGTTTTGGCACAACCAGCAGCATCTACAAAGAATGTAGCCTCTTGACTATTGACATTACCACCTAGAAGACTAGATTGTATAGTTACTATATTACCATACTCGTATCCATCTCCTTTAGTAATGATCTGAGCACTAACAACGTGTCCACCAGCATCAGTAGTAACAGTAAGGGTTCCAGCAGATCCTGTACCAGATTGATTGGTAACATTAAGTCCATTAAAGGTTGTACTAGGAGTAAATCCACTACCAGCATTGATAATGCTAACTCTAGCTATCCCAGATCCATTGATCTGACTGACTTTTGAAGGTTCGTTTAATTGTACAGTATGATACTTCTTAGTCTCAACATAATACTTCTGAGTAGAGATAGTAGAATCAGGTTGAACCGTAACAATGACATCATCACCGACTGCTAAACCGTGTCTGACGTTATCTGTCTTTAAAACTGCAATATTGTCTTCAACTTCTAGAAGTTTAAATCCTTTAGATAGAGATCTAACGTTAACGATGGTTGCAGCACTAGTATTGACTTGACAACCATTACCAACTGCAAAGAATCCCAATTCAGCGTATGATGTGCTTGGTATAGTAACTGTATTACCATCATCGTCTACTGTAGTGAGTTTATTGGGGTTAGCAACCTGTAATTCGACAATAACAGTATTCTTGTCTACAACATTACGTAAAACCTTACCAATAGCTACTTCGTGTGCTACACCACCAGATTGTTCAGTGAATACGACATTATCACCAACTGCTGCTAATACAGTGTTATCAAAGGTGATATTGTAAATCTCAGTTGTAGAATCAACTGTATCAGTAAGATTGAATGTACCTGTAACATTTTTTACAACAAACTGTGATGTCTCTTCAATTAGACCAATTACTGTAGCTATAGCACCAGTATTGTTCTGAGTTAGTTGAGAATTGTGATTTAAGTAAACATTCCTGTCACAAGTGAAATAATTGTTCTTTGGAGTGTTACAAGACAAAGATGCAACTTGCTGACCTTGAATTTGGTCTACAGCAGCAAATAATCCATCTCCATTGTCATTAATGGAATTATCAACATATAGAACGTCTTCATTCGTGAAATTGAAGGAAGACTGATGAACTTCGATATCTGTGATCGGTCCATACTCAATTCCACTAACTCTAGACGTTAAGAGCTCTCCAGTGTCTGCTGTAGCGTTTACAGTTCTTCTACGGACTCCATCTGGCAAATATTTTTGTTTAGACTTAGTTTTCCAGTTTTCTTCAACAGGAACATTGTAAAATGCCTCTCCGATCGAATATGGGAACGTAGGAGACTCACTATCGTCTGTAGTTAAGAAATAAGCGTATACACCGTTTGGAAATTCGGGTGTAGTGCAAAAACGACCATTATTAGAATCTAGTGTTCCTAATCTTTCGATAAACTCGAAATCATTAGTAAAACGACCTAATGAGTAAGTATTTGTGTCTGGAGCATTAGATCCTCTTGATGCTTTAAGTCTCCAGCTGGATTCCATCCTTTTAATAGTAGGATTCGCAGCAGTAACATCTTGATATGGATCTTCATAGCCAAAACTACCATATATCGGATTTCCGTCATACGCCCAACCTAATATTGGAGAATGACTGTTATTAGAGAGTGGGTTACCCTGACCATCAACATTATCCTGTCTTAAAATCTTTAAAGAGGTAGGAGCAATGATATGACCATATGAATAACCATAATTAGGGTCATTTGCAATTTCTACGATACCACCAGCATTACCATTGTCAACAGACATCTCTAAGTACCTGTTATACTGCCATCTAGTCAAAACAGCAGTTGCTGAAGCAGTTCTAGACTTAGGTACTAGTGTAATAGTTGTAGAACCTTCCTCATAGTCAAATCCACCAGATTGTTGAGTGAATCCAGTGATCTTACCTGTTACAGTGTCTATTTGGCAAGTATAGAACGCACCTCTACCTTTTCCACTCGCATCGTAGATAAAAACATCAGGTGGTTCCGTGTAATCGGTTCCAGCGTCTATAACTTCAGCATTTTGGTTTACAGAAAGATAAATGTTCGCAATTTGACCTTGCTGAATCAAAACAGTAAATTCTCCACCAGTTCCAGAGGTAAATTCAACTGTAGGAGCAGTTGTGTATCCAGAACCTTGATTTGTGACGTTTACAGCTATGACTTCTCCAATTCCATTAATCTGTGCTTCTGCTGTGGCATTTCCTTCAACAATAACCTTTGGAGGTACGCTATAATTCCTTCCTCTGTCTGTAATCTCGATTTTTTCGAGTAAACCGAAATCTAGACCTCTTGATGACTTGTAATTGTATAATGGAACTCCATTAACCATTACACCAACCTCTTCTGAGGTTGTTAATTCTTTTGTGCTTGCATTTACTGGTTCTCTAGGAAGAATCTTTAAATGCTCTTGATCTTCAGGTACTTTTATGTTGTCAAATGGTCCTATAGCATAAGATGGGAATCCAGAAGACGCAATATAGTAATTATCAGTATCTCTATAGATTGCAGAGACATCTGAAAGAATTTTATCCTTAATATTGTTAGTTCCTACGTTACTAGGGTCAGAACCTGATAACTTACTAAAGTTTTGATTGACAATCCACTCATTTGACAATGGAAGGTCATCTTGGAATCCAGATGCCTTAAATTCAACCATATTGTTGAATGAGACATAAGGAATACCACCACTAGCTACATCAAAGTAGTTGTCTGCGGTTTCATCGTACTCTAGACCAGAACTTGCCTCTGGTTCGATACCTTCAGAGGTTAATCCTGATACAAGACCATAGATACGAAGTTCTATTTCATTACGGACTCCATTTTCAGTATAAAAACCTGAAAGGTTGTTTTTTGTAAATGCTCTTACACCTTTCTCGTGGTTATAGAGTTGTTTGTTGTCAGAATTGACTGCATCCCTCTCTTTGATGACAAATTGAGTCGCAGTCTTACTACTATATGTAATTTCTTCAGTACCAATGACTACACGACCATCTTTCTCTGGAAATCCAATAGTAGAGAACACATCGATGCGATCTCCAAGACCTGCATTGGCAGAAATGTCATTCATTAAGAATGTACGACGTGCAATAGCAAATACACCCTCTTTACTACCAGGTGAGATAGTTAAAGTGTACTGTAGACTACCTTGATAAGGTTCACCGACTATATTGTCAATAATAGCAGTTGCAGCAGTCAGTTCGGGGTTATATGGATCAGGAGATTGAATAACCTCATTACCAACGATCTTTCTAATGTCTCCAGATATAACTTCACATACTAATAACTCTTTATTGTTCCATCCAGACTCAGATGCCTTATAAACATTCTCTTTTGGATAGATGATGTCAGGTTTGACACTAAACAGCATCTGGAAGATGAACTCCAGTGACTGTGGTGTACCTTTGACGTTATAGAAGTCCTTTATCCTCTTAACTAAGAGGTTCTTGTTTGTTGTGTCTCTAAGATAAGGATATGGGAAACCGCTAGTATACTGTTCTTCGTAATTCTTGATTAAAGCAGCCAGTAGAAGGTTGCTTAGGTTGTTGACAACTGCAAACTGCTTATGAACAGCAGCAACTGACTCTACAAAGTTGATTGGTTCGTATAAGTCACCAACTTTGGTCTTTGCACTATAGCCACGGACACAATTAGTGAATTGTGTGTCTGTTTTAGATTCATACAGGAAGATTTCCTGATCAATCATTATCATCCCGTTACTATCAGGGAATCCATCAGTCGAATCGACTGTAATATGAATATTATCAGTACCTAGAGGTATTTCTATATCTAAACTTGCTGTCTTAACAAGAATCTCAGGTGAGAATGTATCTACGTCAAGATATCTCTCGAAATTGTTAAGAATATCCTGTGGTCCTTCACTTATTGATAATGCTTCATAATATTTGGACAGGAAATTCGTAACGAGGGGATAATCCTCGACAACAAAATCAGGTAACTGACTTTCAATCAGTGCTGCTAGACTTGGACCTGCCATTTATCAGATAAGTGCTTCTTGGGTGATCAGGAATACGCTAGATTGCAAATCAAGACTTAGATATGCTTCCCGATATGCGTATATATCTTTGTTTGTTGGACTGACACGAAGTTCAATCCTTCCATCATCATAAGTTCCTTTGATTATATTTAACCGATTCAACATTACCTCTCCTTTACTATAATCGATGGTTCCTTGCTGTGCATTGAGGACAAATCGACTTTGTGTTGTAGGATCGATCTTGTATAGGTAAACATTACCTTTTTGATCGTCTGCTAAGTAGACGATATCACTTGGATACCCAGCTACTACAAAGCCACTGCTCTGTACAGAAGGATTTGAGCATCCACTCTTAACTACGTTCTGATAACAAATCTCATATTGAGTAACAGTGTTCAATACAGGAATGAAATCCTTCCTTAGTTTGATTTCTGTTTCATTAGATGTAATCGATTCATCGGTAGCATCAATAATACCAACGATACGACTATATTTAAACCTACCATTGAATTTCTCAAGATCTGAGGTACCTCTGTAGGTAGTTAACGAATTAATTACTGCTGCTTTCAACTCAGACTCATTCAAAGTCGTTTTAGACTTGTTATAGAAGATGTTTGAGTTTAATTCAACGTATGTAATAGAAGGATCAACGATTTCAGGGGTAACTGATACCACAGCATACTTTTTAAGGTCTGTAGCAATCAAATTCTTAGTGTACGCACTTAATTTAGTAGCGTAGCTAGGCTTTACGACGATTTTAACCTTTCCGTATTCTGGAGGGCTAGCATCTTCTCCACCATAACAAACGATGTCAGCAATCGCAGGGAAAATACGACGGATAATGGATTCGTAGTCATCTGCGGTAACTGCTCTATTTTGTGTGTTGAAAAATTTCGGAGCATTACGCTTAATTGAGTCAACCGTTTCAAGGGATTCACCTCCAGACGCTGCTGTAGTAGTTGTTAAAGTAATCGTAGGTGCATAATCATTCCCACCTACCTGATCCTCCAATACAGCACCGTAAGAGAAGACTCTAGCAGCGTTTGCAGCAGCACCATTAGTGGTGATATATGAAACTTCGATATAATTGTTAGTATCTAGTTTCTTACCTAGGGTACCATCTCCAAAGATGATCTCATAACGCTCATCTTCACCTTCCTGTAAGAAAAAGATCTGTGATGTACCATCAAACCCAATAATGTTATCAGCTAGACGATACTCAACCACACTAGTACTATTAAATGTTGGTCTAACAGTAACCTTGAGAGTGCTGGTGTCGATTCCTGCGTTTTGTAGGATAAACCTTTGAGGAATGGCAGCATTAAATGTAAATGTTTCAATAACATAGTTTCCCTCCTTAATTTCAACACCTTCAAATTTTGCTACGGACTGACTATTCAATCCAACCACATAATCTTTGGCTGTAATGAATGAATATGTAGTTCCATTGATCCTAGTAAGGTATTGTGACCCTCTAGGCATCTTAACGATTGCTGGAATATTATTCTGCGTACTAAAATCAGCATCGATGTTTAAAACTGCTGTGGGAGATACTGAAGACTTGGGAAGATAACCTATTTGCTTAGCCAGAGACACCACATTGTCCCTGAGGGTCGCTGATTCAAGGAATGCCTCATTTACTACCATATTGGCGTTAAACGCCGTGTAGTACGTATTATAAGCGAGTACGTCTAACAGGGTACTAAGAGTTGAACCCTCAAAGTCGTAATCAGTGAAATCACTATTAGATCGAAGATACTCTTTCAGAGATGATTTAATCTCTGTAAAGTCTAAATTGGCAACTTGAACGTAAGACATTTATCTGGTTCTTTCTAGGAAGAATTCTACATCCTGTACTTGGACATCGGATTGAATTCCGATGATCTCAAATGATATTGCACAATCAAAGCCATTACTATCGTAATTGGCAGATATGTCGCAACGAAGAAGATTAATACGAGGCTCGTACTTTGTGATCACATACTCGATCTCCTCCTTTAGAAGAGACGCAGTAGCAGAGTCAAGAGGTTCAAATAACAAATCAGCAACATTACTACCGAGATCTGGCTTAAAGAACCTCTCCCCCTTTCTTGTCATCACAATATTATATAACGCTCTTTTTACCGCAATTTCGTCTGTGGTAGTAAGAACGTCTTCAGTGACAGGGTTGATACCTAAAGAAATAGATACGTCTTTAAAGTCAATAGCCTTCGGCATACACTAATACACGAGGTCGTGACTTTATTTAGCGACTTTTAACTTACCTTATAGAATGTATACTTTAAAAACAACTCTTCACCCTTCTTAATAGGTCTAAGAGTTCTCATATGATATATTTGTCCCCACTCTTCCATCTCTAGATCCTTTGTGCAGTTAGGTTCCTCATTATGGTTCACAAACCCACCTAAAGGGGTTCTCATAATGGTGCTGTCTACAACTACGTGTGATATACCCAGATAAACATCATCAGGTATATCCTCAGTGGCAAATAAACCCTGTCCAGCGACAGGGCTATCTTTTACGTGCAAACACTTAGGTAATGCTTGATAAGTCACTTTCTTCCTTGTCCACGGTATCTTTTCTTAGCACCATTCCTAGAAGTAGCAGAGTACTTAGAATGTGCACCCATACCTTGACGAGTTTTTTTGGGAGTTGCTTCTTTTTTAGTCGAGTTGTTGTAAAGTGCCATTAGTTAGAGCAATCGGTTACAGAGTTATCACCTGGAGATTGTGACCCTGAACCACCACCTCCTCCAATAGAAGGAATTGATAGTATAGGGAACGAACCCAGAGCTGCCATTGCAGCAGCGAGAGCAGCAAGTTTAGAGATCGAACTGCCTCCCGTACATAATAGCACATTAGGGGCACCTACCGCAACCTTTGATCCGCAACTGATACTTGTTCCAATTTTTGCAGGAGGGAATCCTGTAGGACATATCTTAGGTCCAATCTTCGCTAATACCGCATCTGTCTCCGCATTACCTGTCTTAGCGACAGGAAGTGGTACAGAAGGAGCACCTACTCCGCAATCAACTGTAGCACAACCCACTGAAACAGTGCCTGGATGGCACGCAGGGTTCTTTCCACACGGTTTGCAGTGCACATTTCTTATTTGTGTGCTTACAAGAGGTGCAATTTTAGTTACTTTGACAGTTGTAACGGGTGAAGGGGCGTATCCTTGGGGTGGCCAGCACCCGTGACCCGTACAAACGCCTGTTGTTAGTCCAAAAGCTGACATTATATGTAAATATGTAAGAAAGTATGGTCATTGCGGAGGTGTTGTTTGCCTTCCGTCTGCTTTCTAGTCCTTAATAGGTTATTTAGAGTGACACTTCCGTCTTCATTTTGCGTTTTTCCGTCAAAATGAGCAATTTCACGTGAATTTTCGTATGTAAAGGAGCTACCAGTCTCCGATTGGAGGAATAAACGGGTATATGCGGTCGCATTTGACACTTGAGGGGCGGTAAAAGTGAAATCTACACCAGTAAGTGTCGTATTTGAGGAAGCATCCATCTGAATTGCGGTCTTTGTGTTCACTCGATACACACCAGCAGCTATATTTTGACTTACTTGGATGAGTGCACCCGCTAAAGTAACCTGTTGTACGTAAATTGTAGGGTCATCAAACCCTTCAATGATCATACCAGCTTGTATATCGTCTAGGTCAATGTCATTTGCTTCCTGATTCGACTCAATATACACCGTATTTACTACTAGTACGTTCGTACCATCCGCAGTACACTGGAATTCTACACCAGGTATACTCCTTTTAACACCCCTTATGTCCATTTGACCTAGATCATCTTGCACTCTTACTCCCATAAAGAGTAATGGGTACGCTTCCATATCGATATTGATCATATAACTGCTCCCTGTAACCACATCAGCTACCGCACTGAGGTCAGGATTGGGTGCAGAGATACTAATCGTTGGGCTTTGTATGTAACCACTACCTCCATTAAGGAGCTTATAACCGTATATACGTCCTCCTGTCACCACTGCCTCTGCTGTAGCTACTGTACCACCAGGTAAATCAGGGTCACTAAAGGTAACAGTAGGTGTATTCATATACCCTAAACCAGGATCTAGTGCTGTAATGGCACTTATTCCTTGTCCAGCATACTCATAGTTGTTCAATTCTAGGTATCCATACTCAGGGAAGTTCGCAATATCGTAATCGAACAGTGTAATAGTACTATGAGAGGGGTCAACAAACGCTTTTATCTGTGCAATGAGGACATCATCATAAGGATTACCTTGTCTTTCCACTGCTTCTGCTAGTAAATCCCTATAAGTAGACCAATTTGAGTTGATTTCAAGGTTAATATTGTATGTAAAGGTATCTGTAGTACCTACATTAGTACCTAATAGGTCAGAACAGTACCATCCACCCACTATAGTGTAAGGAAATTCCTGTCTTCCTCTACTATGAGGGACATATTCAAAGATATTCCACTTAATTCTAGGTCCAGCAGAGGGTACTCCCCTAAAAGAAGAGGTAGACCACTCTTGCATCTTCTCTGTATACCAGTTTTGAGGTACTATCGTCTGTTGATTCGCCTCTATTGCCATAGCGTGCTCCTCTGCTGCTATAGCCCCATCAACTAGATCATTAAATTCGCAGTTATATGTCCTTACCTCCCTCCAGAACTCAGCACTATTACCTGAAGTATTGTTCAGGTTAGCATCCATCTGGTTAACATAGGTTTGTTGGGCACCATCGATGATATAATCTGCTTGGAACTCTAGGTTTACTGGATCTGTAAGTGATTGTTCTAGTTGTACCCACTGCTGCATATCTGTGACACCCCCACTATCACACATACTCAACATTTGCTTATTATAATTGTCTAGACTCTTCTGCATAGTCTCCTGTAAACCAGGATGAATATACTCTTGCATTCCTAAGGGTTTACCATTCTCATCTTCTCCTAGTAATGGTACTGCAACGTATATACCTGTATCAGCATTAATCGGCCACGTGCTCTCTCTACTACAAGCAGTAGTGGTCTTTCCCCATTCATCCTGTAGTAGTTCTCTATTCTGTTTATTAATTTGTTTGAAGTCACAGGTATCAGGACCATCTTCAAACATCTCCATCCATCCCTTTGTCTCGTCGTGCGTCTCGGCAATCGGTCCGCACACGTCCACAAGAGTATCGCACTTCGGACTGAGGTACTTTGTATATGATACCTTCTTCGGGTAGGCATAGAACCCAGATAACGTAGCTATCACAGGTTCTGTAGTTACTGCTACCCCTCCTACTAACGTACTACCAGGACTATCGAACCATCCTGCAACACAGTCGGCGGTCACGCCCGATTCAGACCCTGTTACAGTCTCACTCGGAAAGTTACCAGAGGGATTGTCTAACTCTATAATATCTAAACCATTGACCTCTCGGAAGTTATGCCATTCCTTTACAGTGCCAGTAGCACCATTAGGTGCTGTGATCGTCTCACCTACCTTAAACTGCCCACTGCTGTTTCGCACTGATATACGTTCAGTCGTGCTATCGCATATCCATAACGTAAAATATTGCTCGGTACCAGTAACCCTTATACTGGATGGTGTCATCGTATCACAACTACCATCATCACCACAAGTGACAGTGTTTAACGTAAAGACATATTCAAAATAATTCTCATCATCATTACCTCCCAACAAATTGTCATCAGGATCCTGTCCAGTCGCATCATAGGTAAAGTTACTACCATATGGACTAGTAATGGATAAACCTGCTTGAAAATTACACGTCAAGTTCTATTCTTAGCTCTATTGTATTTAACCTATTTTCAAGGTCATCTAAGTACTCAGCAAGTTGTAAGTGCTTCGTATGTCCTGGTGGGCGGTACATAATCTTTGCAATAGGTCTTGCTTTGAGTGCATCCACTTCCTTCTGTAACTTATCGATCTTATCTTCGAGAATCTTATTGTCTGAGCGAATTACAGTTTCATTGACTACACTCTCCATCCATTTGGTATTATCCTCTTGGGGTGATTTTTTCGACTCTGGCATCGGGGTTACTTAGTTTAAGGTTATCGAGTTCTTTCTCAGCAGTAGACGTGGAACGGAATTTATGAGCGTCCTCGACGGTGCTTGTCCAGATACTGTCTTTTCTCCAGTATATCACACCCGAAGATAATTTGCTACCCTCGTGTACACGGGATACAGTCCAAAAAGGTTTCTTGTTAGCCATAATAGAAAATTTTCTAAGAAGAGAAATTTTTTCTCAAAAAAATATTTATCTCGCTAGATCGGTTCGTTATAGATTAGCATTGCCGAATTCTCATATAAAAATCCCCCCTAGGTTAACTGTCCTAGAGGGGTGCTGTCCTTAGTAGAGTTTGATCTCTGCCTTGACTCCGATCTTCATAAACTCTTCAATCATTTGGACGGCGAGTGCATAGGTTGAGAAACTCATATACCTGCACTTCTGGTCTTGGGGTGTCCAGAATCTAATTGAAGTGTTCATAAGCAATGATTGGTAGTTTGGATAGTAGGACTGGTTCGGGTTTGGGTCTAAAGATCATTAGACCTCTGGCGATCTTATCAAAATAGATGTAGGAGTGGTCCTCCCACTTCTTATAAGATCCCCAACGCTTGTCTTTAAAAGTCATTGGCAATAGCTAGGGTCGATTTGACAAATCTGATCCATCTTGTCTTGTTGGATCTGATCAACTGAGTTGATTAGGTTGGTGCCAATGACGGCACCAAATGCTAATACTCCGAGGACTAATACGATTCTCATTGCCAAACTCCGTTGTGAGAATCTGCCCAACCGTTAGCGTAATACTCATCACGCTCACGATTTCTTAGAACTGGATCTCCGAGGTCGTCCATCACATCTTGTAAGAAATTGACGGGTGAGACTTCACGGGTGTGGGGTTGCACAGTTGCATCCCTCATTGTTTCGATTTCCATCTGACGTAGGATGGATTTCATAGCAGCAACGACAACGGGGTCTTTGCGTGCTGCTTCGTTTGTGATGAAGATGTTTTTGTTCATACTTAAATTATAAACCCCCACTCCTAAGAATGGGGGTGTATAGTGACAGTTCTTAAACTGTCTTAGCTACTTGTTGATTGGTCTCTACTGTGAAATAATACTTGATGTAAGGATCATTGCAAAGTAGGTCGTAAGTCTCTTGAGTCATTTGTGATGAAATAGAACGAGTTTGCGATTGAATGGTTTTAGAAAGAGGTTTGCGATTCGGATCATTCACAGAACCTCTTTCATAAGTTGGGCAATTACCTTTTCATCTTCTGGCACGTCGGCAAGATAGATTTCAAGATTCTCATCTGATCCGAGAGAGTCTCGGATCAAATCATCAACTGCGTTTGTGTCGAATTCGTTCACTTAATTAACTCCATAGGAACATTGGGTGTGCAAACTAAACCAACCGAGTCTTGACGGAATGCCTGAGCATATGCCTTGCCGATTGATCTAAGAACTGATTCAAGATTTGATTGGTCAGACTCTGCTGCCATAATGACTAAGATTTTACAATCTTCACGGGTGCCTTTCCAAAGACCAACACCGTCAATAATTGTAGCATAGTCAAGATGTGGTGCAATCTCGGTGCGGATAAAATCATCAAACATTGCGTCTGTGACTGTACCAGCATCGGGGATGTCCAGTCCCATCATCAGTTCAAGTCGGATCATAAAAGAGTTGTTTGCTTTACTCTTTTATTATAACCACTCAATAGCGTGATGGGATGCGTGAGTAGTCAGTTTGTGGACTGGCACTAGCTGTCACTTTGGGTACGTCATCCCGTCCTACAATGAAACAGTCGGGTGGATTCGTACCATAACAAGACCCTATAATATCATCTGCGGTTTCTGGGTCTTCCATTTCATTTATATGTTCTATGAGTTCGTGCTCAGTCATTTTCTCATAGTAGTCCGTGAGACTATCCCACACATATTGTTCTAGATCTTTGTTGTCCATCCGATCAAGAACGATGTCTGTATAGTTCTCGACTAGTGCATCAAATGTGCAGTCGTTCGCTTCGGGCATAATAACAGTAAAGAAGTGAATAAAAAAGAGGATAGTGCTCACTGGCACTTATCCTCGAATCTTTGATAGACCATTTTGTCTATCTGTTCTTGAGACATAAAGAGTAGATCAGTTCTAAACTCTTCGAGGATCTCACAGTAGCAATCCTCTAAAATGTCTTCGTGGTGTAATACGCTCATAGTCCGTTTAAATACTCGTGAAGTTCGTTGATGTAATCATCATAACTCGAATCAGGGTATCTTTTCAAGTACCATTGTGGCACTTCCTTAACTGGTTCGGGTTTGGGTTTATCTGTCTTGAGATCGTACCCGTTCGCTCTGATGAATGAAGCATAGAAATGCTGAGGATAGAGATCGCCGTACATCAGTTGTAATCCCAAGGTGTAGGTTCAAAAACTCTGTCACAGAGTTCGTCAAATGCCTCCTCATCAATGTGATCAGGGCAACCGAGGTCACGGAGCATTACGAGTGCGTCAACCAATGCGGTTTCAGTTGCCTCGGTGAGTGGTAGATTTCTGTGTGTCATATACAAATTATAAGACCCCATCCGTCAGAATGGGGTCAGTGTGTGCCAGTTCTTGAACTGGTTGGCAGCCTGAATTTATGCGAACAGTGGACGCATATACTCTTTGAACTGCTCACGCTTGTAATCTGCTAGGACTCTGAGTTCATCCTCTGGTAGGATGTACCCGTCACGCTTCATTTCATCATAACACGCTTGACTAATACCTTTGTCGGTGATGTCGTACTCGTGAAGTTGAACGTGCTTGAAAAATGACATAGACTCTCCTATAAAATGGATGTTGAGGGCAGCGACTTCAAAACTCGCAATGAGTACTAGAGGTCTCCAAACATAAAGAGCAGTTTTCCACAGCGTGCACGCATTCGGCATCTGAATTGTTGCTCACCCCTGCCTAGCGTCTAAACTTTCCCTCAACATATTCATTATAGCAATAAAAAACCCCCTGAGTAGGGGGTGGGTGACAGTTTAACCAATGGCACAGCCACCAGCATCTAACTCTCGGATCGTGTTAACATCCCACTCTGAGACGTACTCGTCTATGACATCAAATGAATTAATGTCTGCACGTGCCTTCTCGATTGCCTGATCCTCGGACTCAGCATCTACTTCTATTGTGAAGTAGTTAATCTCTGCACACTCGATTAGAAATGATTTCATTGTCCTAGGTATCCAGCAACCATCATTCCAGGTTCGTCATAGAACCACGTGACATCAACATCAGGAAATAGTTGACGCAATGCGTAGAATATTCCCTCAGGTGGTGACCACGCAGTTTCAAACTCACATTCAAATGAGTTGTCGTCCCAATGATCACATTCTACTTGACTTACTTCCCACTTAGTACCCCAGTTCTGGATATTCCAATCGTACCAACGATCATCATTCGTACCATCTGGAAAGTCATAAGTGCGATAAAATACTTCGCCAGTCTTAGGAGATTTCATCTCTCTTAATACTGGGAGTTCACCTTTGTCATTTGGTGTAGTCTTCCAATCGGGTGACGGAACTATTGAGTTGAATGGTTCGTCAGATTGAAATATATTGAGTAGTTTCTCTAATGCTGATGTATCCTCAGAATAGAAAGAAACTCTGTTTTGACACCAATTTGGCATAGATTCTCCTTTGTGGACATATCTATTATAACAGATCTGATACCAATGTCAGATCAAATCAGACACTTGTTCAACTGTCACCTTCTCACTCCCCGATGGGGCTGTGGTGTTGTAGTATAATACTATATCCTCTACTGTCTTACTTCCAAACTCATTGTATAGATTATCTAATACCTTTTGATAGTCTATTCCAGGTGTACTCTCTACTAGTTTAGCCATCCTGGTAGCTACTAATTTCTTAACTAAGTCTTTTTTAGTGTGAGTCATTTTAGTTTGTATACTCTACAGCATACCCTATTAATGTTATTAAACTTAAAAGGAAGACTTAATAGAAATTGATTTAATTTAATTCCTCAAAACCGACAATTTCGACGTTTTCAGGTTTTTCAATTTCTAGTAAATCTTCCCAGTCCCACTGGGTTGGGTCGTCTTCCAATGTCAGGTCTAAGGTAATTCTGTAACGTGTAGTTTCAGAAGGTGCAACCTCGATGTGAGGTATACTAATAAAATTCCTTAGACCTGACATATAAAAGAAACCAATGCTGATGGTATTTAGGCGAACTCTTGCCAAGCTCCTAAGTACTCAACATCTCCCTGGGGTGTGCTTACGAACCAATCAAACTGCCTTTGGAATAAACCGTAGCCAAGCACATCACGTAAGATCTCATTTAAGATTTGCTTAGTGGTGTTGGTCCAGTACCCACAGTTGTTGATTGAAACGTTGGACCTTCCCTTTGCAATTGTTGCAATGTGGTGCCCGTGGAATCTTACCTCTACTCCTTCGTCAGTGTGTATTACTGATCTGTTACCCTTGGCAAATGATGTGCCGTACTGGATTGCAGATAGAAGTTGAGCATCAATCTTTCTCATATGGAATTGGTAGGTCTGGTGGTGTTGACTCTTCTATTATAGTCCCTCCAGCATCGATGTCGAACGTGTTTGTGCCACTTTGTGAACTGGTTTCCACTGGCTGTGAAAAATTGATATCATCCTCACCCAGGACCACGGCACCTTCGGGCATTGTGCTACCTTGGAAAGCGTCCCAACCCCTATTGAGCATATGCTCGTTTTGTTCTAGTCTAGATTCAACCTTCAGATTACCAGACTGGATACGTTCGTTAATAAACTTACCAATAGATGCATCTTCCCTCTCTATAGTGGTACTTACATCTTCTACCAGCTCCTCCTCTTCGTTTCTGTCTTGCTCAGCCTCTAATCTACCACTGAGTTCCATAAATGATGATTGAAATTCCTCTAAATCTTCACATTTGTAAGAATATTGGACATTTAGGTTAGATTTGTATGTAATTTTAACATAATTATGGTCAAAATCTAACTCCAAATACTCAATTGCACTGGATGGCACTTCTGTGTAACCTACTAAACTGGTTAATTCGGGCATTTTAGTAATTATTTAATTCTATTATAACTTATTATTCTTAAAAAGTCAACTTTTTAACTTTTTGAGTTTCGTAATTTCCGAATTGTTACACTTTTTGAAGTTTCTGAGGTTTTTGGTTGACAAATGCTAGACTGCGGGCTAAGACCCCCAAATCCCTCAACCTTAACCAAGGTATAGAACACCCTACTATGGTTTATTTAACATTTATTAATTGACGTAGTTTTCCACAGGTTTTCCACAAGTTATCCACAACCCTGTGGAAAACTCTGAGTCATATCAGTGAGAGCTACGTGCGGATGCCCTTCCTATCTTCTACCAATTTGGTCTGTCTCTCTACCTCATACCTGATTGAAGCAAGATGTCCCTCTAAGTACTGTTGGTACTCATTACCTTCAAACAAATCACCCAAATGAAGGATGTGTTCCATTGCAAAGTACAGTTTAGTTTGTTCATTCATTGCCATTAGCAGTCACATAGGTTAGGATGTTCACCTGTTGCACAATATGATGCTGGATCTGTTACTTCTTCACAAGTATATGTGTCTGCTACTCCTGGATTACTCCAGTTGATACTACCCATACCTGCATTAGTACATCCTACTAACAAGGGGGCTAGTAGTAGTAATTTAATCCTTGTCATCGTCCTCTTTAAATGATACAATGTTTTTGGTTGGTAGTATACCTAGCAGTGTCCACAACCACAACAATGCTAGGATGAGTGTTACTAATTCAAATATAGGTATTGGTAACATCAGTCCAGTGATCCAAGATCATTGATCTGTTGGGGCTTTGGTTTATGTGCTTTAAATCCATCGTGGTTACCATCACCAGGCATCTTACCAAAGGCAAGATACTCAACTGCTTGTACACTCCCTTCAAGGCGATCAAGTTCTCTGTCTAGTTTCACATACTCTAGATGTGCTTCTTCCAGTTCCACTTGTCTCATTTCCAGTTGTGTCACTCTCTTCGTGAAACGTTGTAGCAACTGTTCGTATGATTCAGTTTCTTTCATTGTTTTATACCAAAGGTGTGTAATGATTTATGGGCGTTGGACTGGCATTAGTTTAGGACCAGTGCGTTGGCAAGATGTTTGGAATGTGTTCATTAGTTCTTGTGCCATATGACGGTAGCCACTACCAACATAGACCTGACCGCCGACGACCGCAACCGCACACACAGCCCAAAACCAATAATACCACTGAGTCTTTATCTGGTGATCATTAGATGTCATAATATTTGAGACGATAAGTTATTATACCATACGGGTGGTGATGTGTAAACCTCGGTATAAATACTCGTTTACAGATGGCTAAGAGTATTGTCTGTAACAGGGATCCAGGACATAAATAGTAGTAGAATGAGCGAGGTCAGATGAACCCAAACTTCCTTGTTATGAGGATCATTCCATTAGAGGTTAAACATTTATGTTAAATCACAACGTCATCAGCAGTAATCAATTAGCAGATTGGAAAGAATCAACTGAGTCTGTCTACGAAGTGGACAATTACCTCAACAACTACTACGAGTGTATAATTGATGCTGGTGATGATACGTATACTGCAAGACGTTGCAGTCGGTTACTACAATAAGCATAGTCCAGTTAACATACCGCCCACAGAACCCCTCGACAGAGGGGTTTTTTAATGCTATACTATATTCTATGTCAGTATCACATTTATTTTCAATACCCATACTAGAGACTGAGGTGGATCTGAATCAGGTCTCTCTTGGTGATGGTGATGAGTATTATAATGGTGAAGTGAACTGGACTTATGGTAAACAACAGTGTCCTGAGTCCACCTACAATTATTTGTATGGTATTATCTCTCCATTTCTATTGGAGTATGATCCTTACATCAATTTACAGTTCACTGACATCTGGCGTAATAGATACGTAGCTACTGATTATCAGGGCTATCATATCCACGCACAGTCACAATGGTCATTCATAATATATGAGACAGTTGATAGTAAAACTGTGTTATATAATCCAGCGTGGCTATTAATACAGAATCATATGGGTGTAAGTAAATCTATGCCCTGTATTCATAATATTAAATTGAGTGCTGGTTCTATGGTCGTGTTCCCTTCATTCATTGCACATCACGTGAACAATGGCAATGAAGGTACAACAATATCAGGTAATATTAAACTACAGTACAATGGGATGTAAAAACTGTGACAATGTGTCACTAGAGGACTACGAGAATGCTATGTTTGCTCATTTAATAACAGAGCGACGTGGTAAGTGGTATGTTCGTACAGATAGTGGTATAATAAAGGAGTTTAAATCACACACTGCAGCCAAGGAGTTTATTTTTATGGGAGGAGTACAAGATGGACATTGACAAGCAATTAGATCCCAATGTAATGAAGAACCGTGCTAACAAGCAGGAGATTCGTGAGTTCTGTGATCCTAATGAACGAGGTCAACGACGTGAGGTGATTAAACATTTCACTGAAGGTGGAATTGAAACATTCATTCGTGAGTATCCTAATCACGCACCTGATAACTTCTGTGATATGTTAATGGGTTATGCTAATAATCTCAAGGAGCGTAAGGATGCAAATGAAAAGACACCTGAGATGGCTGCTCAAGGTGGTGGTGCTGGTGAATTTAATCGTAAAGACTTCTTCTTCTTTCTTACTGAGGGTACATCACCCAACCTACGCAATACTATGTTGACTGGTTGGTCTAAACTTGCATCACAGTATTATATTGAAGAGTTTAGTCAGTTAGGTGCAAATGATTTCTGGATGAGTGCTGCTAAGGTACAAATGACAAATCCATCCGAGGGATTTCACGGATGGCACTATGATAATAGTGGTTTCTTTGTTGGTCTACGTGAGTTTGTATTCATTACATACTTAAATGATGTACCTGCTGGTGGTGAAACTGAGTTCTTGTATCAAGGTATTAGAATTGCACCAAAGAAGGGCACTACAATTATATTTCCAGCATCCTACACACATATGCACCGTGGTAATCCACCACTAGGATGTAAGAAGTATATTGCTACAACGTGGGCTAGTAGACTACCACGTATTGATGAAGAGACACAAGGACGTGATGAAGTAGAATGTATTGCACCTAGTGAACAGATTGTAAAATATTATAAGAAGTTTTAACCATTAAAAAGAGGACTATTTCTAGTCCTCTATAAACTTCCTTGGATTAATCATTCGACTGACTAACTCTATTACTTGCTCTCGTATTTGCAGCACATCATCATAACATTGTTGATTATGTGCACAAGAGCGTAATGCAGGGTCAGGTTTGTGTAATGATTCAAGTACTATTGATTTAGCACGATCCCACTTCTCATATGATGTGGGTGAATCGTCTAAGGTTCGCTGATCTTTCATCCTGTAAATGGTTCAGTTGATAGGTTAATTAAAATGGTTGTTAAGTCTGGATACTTTGAGTATGCTGATTTAACTGCGGTAGCAGGATCCACACAACTATGTTCAAACTTACTCCATTGTAATTTATGGTCAATCTTAGCTAGTACATTGACTTCCCATTTCTTCTTCTTTGCTGCCATTAGCACCCCTCACTAGTATGTTCAAGCGGTTCAACTTCTGGATAATCATTTACCCAGAAATCCTCCCAATCTTCTTGACTACTGCCTACATCACGAACAGGATACTCGTAAGTATGTTGTTGTTGATGCAAACGTCCAATTAGATCATCGACACGATGTAATTGTGTCTTGTGAAAATCCTGAAGTTCATAAAGTGCGTGCTTAACATCCGATTCAACATCAGATGATCCACCACTGAGATATTCTTCAACTACTTGACGTAGATGTTCATATCTCTGAGTCGCACCATCCATCGTTAAGACGGTGGGCAGCTCTCTCAAGTTTGGAGTAGAGATCACCACATTTGACTCCACTGTGTTTTTCTGAGGTGAATTGTTGGCTTGAGCTGAGGTGTTGTAAGGCATCGGTAAGAACAGCGATTTCGGATTGATTAAGCAGCACTTTAAGAAGTTTCACTGAATTTTGTACAACTACTGTAAGTATATACAGTATTTTGGGGCTATGCAGCCCCTAGAACAGGATTTCCTAACTGAGGAATAGTGTTGAAATCAGTCACGTCCCAACCGAAGTTGACTCGCTCTTGAACTTCACTGTCCAACTCGTTAGTGTTGATGAACCTTTTGTTCACCGTCCGTCCATTAAGAGATAGAACCTCTAGCAAGTAACGGTATGATACCTCACCAAAAGGTAAGCGTACAGGATAATAATCTGCTTGCTGACCAGAAGAGTTACGAATTTGCATTGGGTTGAATTCCCTTGACTACTCTAGTAGTATAGCATTAAAAAACCCCCTGTAAAGGGGGGCTTGTGACAGTTTGTAATGTGGTTCACTTGATCGCTTTTCCGCACTTTCTGATGTATGATGCACATATATTATCACCTAAGCGGGGATCTGCGGGTTGCTTAGCTCTCTTCTTGAGTCTATCATACTTCTGTTCCAGTCTAGGACGTAGATAATCGTATACTTGTTGACCTTTAAGGTGCCACAACTCTACTATATCTCCGTGTTCATAGCGTGCATAGTAATGATCATCATATTTCAAGAGCTTTTCTTCTCTTAAATACTGATCTTGCTCCTCCCACGTATCCTTAACACTGATACCATTGTACGTAGCGTTGATGTCTTTACCTATTGTTGACTTGTATTCTACTGGTTCACCCTTATCATATGCATCTGCACCACTATATGTGTCTGCCACATCGTGATCTAGTGCAATAGCCATATGTATTTCACGTGACCTAGCATAAGAGAATGGGTCACCCCACCCCTGATCTATACACACATCATACAATCCTTTGAAGCATTCCTCATACTTCTTGCGTGCTTCTTGTGGTGTGTACTTAGTCATCTGTTTCAATGCCCTCAAGGTCGTGTATATCTCTAGCAGGTACAGTGTGTAGTCCTCCTATGAGATAATAATGGTCTTTAATACCTTCAACTGTTTCTTCACCAAGATAGAACAGTTCATTAGGTGGGAAACTATGTTCCCTCAACATCGCTTGCAGTTGAAGATGAATCATTTCTGCGTGTGATGGTACATTTAGTCCAGTCATTTCGATAGATTAATACATTACATTGACGAAATCCGTGCATAGAGTTGGGATCTTCCCACTGACGTACACAGAGAGTAAAATAGGGGTCACCCACAAATGTGATGAATCCTTCATCATCACCACACTTCACGTGATCCCCTATGTGAAACTTCATTCAACTTCCTCGAAGTAAATGCCGTGGTATGCGTTGAACGCATCGAGTTCTAAGTAGTCATCATCGTGTACAGCACCTTGATCTCTACTTATTGACATACACATAAACTCCTCTGCAAAATACTCTGGAGTTGTCTGATACTTGTCACATATGGAGAAGAACTCTTCCATATGCTCGTCTTTCATACCAAGTGTATCTATACTGTATGAAAGGTCGGAAATTAACTGATTTAATGAGGATTCCATTTGTAAAGAGTGTAGATTAGGACGATCGTGCAAATTAAAATGCACGAAAAAAGGACAATTAGAGCGTGCATAGATGGTTACCTCATATAAAGATAGCCACCTGCCCAGTCAGCACGTGCATAACACTCCATACGTGAGTTAATGATGCGTAGATCATATCTAACGTGCTGTGCTGCTTTGTTCCAAGATGCTGGTTTGTATACCTCACCAGTCTTCTTGTCAATAAATGCGTGAACAGACTCTTGATTGTTAATCATCACGATCTTAAGGAACTTACGTCCTCTACGGATCTCAAACTTAGTGTCACAATAACCATTTTGGTCATAGTTTGCTTGTAAGCACTCAACGAGTTTCTGAGTCCATTCGTACACTCTGTCTTCCATACTCAATGGAGTAACCTTACCAGAGACGAACTCATCAACTGTGATCTCGTGAGATGCAGATACAGATTCAAGACTCATTTAAACTCCTGTGTGTGTTATGTACCTATTATAGTCCTTATCGGTACCGACTCAACCATCTGTGTGACAGTTTTTAAACTGGACAGTGTGTCCATCATCCACCTTGTCAGGCATAGCATTAAATGCTAGAGTATAACGAATTGTTTCATTCTGATTCTCAGTCACAAAGTGCTTGAGAGTCGAGGGAAACACGACCATTTTACCACCTTGTGACTGAAATGGTACAGTATCGTGCACATTACTGATCTTTAAGACCTCTTCATTGTATGGGTTAGGTTTTATGAATACCATATTACCTGAGTTCCCTGTCAGGAACACAACACCACTGTACAATGACCACGGATGGTTGTGTGCTCTATTATAGTCACCCTTCTTATATCTGTTAATCCAAGCAGCATTTATCTTAACATTACTGCTGTAATTACCTGGTATACCATTACTAATGTCTTCTAGCCTGTCCTCTGCCCACTTACGAAATGGTGTGAAGTCAGAGTATGATAGTATACCATCTTGTTGTGGAAAGTTTAGTACATTGCAACTAGAAGAACCACCTGCATATGTCTCAGCAGTATCCCAGTCTACAACATTGCAGAGGGATAACAACTGAGCATATAAGTCAGATGGCACATCTAATTCAAATACTGGTGTTGGAAAGATGTCGTAGCGTTCAAAGTTCATTCAGTTACTTTAAGGTAGATAGCTACAGACGCTGCAAATGCAACGTACGACCAGAATAATATTGGTACTATCATTGTAACACAGGGGCACAAGTTAAATCATACTTATTAACCATCCTGTTACAGTACATACAACCTAGTGCAGAGAATGAGAAGTTGAATACTCTCATAGCACCCTCACAATGAGGACAAATGACATACTTGCCTTCTCTTGGTGCTCTTGTGTATCTTGTGACCTTAGGAAATTCCATTGATACCTCATTAATAGATTCATTATAGCATTAAAAAACCCCCTGTGAAGGGGGTTGTGTGACACTTACTGAACTGCTACTCGGTCTGGAACTTTGAATCCAGCATTCTGTACAATGTTCACTATAAATGCCTCAAGGAATATCAGAGGTAATACCACGAAGTCAAACCCACGTAATTTTGTGATGTCTGCTGGTGGTTTTACTTTAGGTGTCTCGGTCACTTTAGGTGCCTCTACTACTGGTGTAGTATTTAACACTGCTTTAGATGCTGCTGGTGCTGCCTTCTTAGCAGGTGCCTTGCGTGTACGACGACGAGTTGAGGATGTGGTCAAGTGCGAAACTTGCGAACGTGATACTATTATAAGGGTAGTTTGTTGGGAATGGTGGAAATACGTGCACTTTGTAAACTGGCATAGTCCTCGTTCAACTCACACCCTATGTACGAACGACCTAGATCCTTGGCTACCATCGCTGTTGTGCCACTTCCTAGAAATGGATCAAGTACAATGTCACCACGCTCTGAACCTGCTAGAATACAAGGACGGATCAACTCAGGTGGATACGTAGCGAAGTGAGCACCCTTGTATGGTTTCTTATTTACTGACCAGACAGAGCGTTTATTCTTCTTTGTATATGATTTAGTTAAACCAGTGTGAGGGGATAGGCCAGTGCCAGGATTATGATACTTCCCTTTAGTACGATCTCTAGTACCCCAATCTTGCTTAACTGGTTCTTTAATTGCGTCATTGTCATAGAAATACTGTTTACTCTTACTTAATAGGAATATGTACTCGTGTGACTTGGTACACCTATCCTTGACTGACTCAGGCATTGGATTTGGTTTATGCCATATAATATCCTGCCTTAGATACCATCCATCAGCACGTAATGCAAATGCAAGCATCCAAGGTATACCAATTAGATCTTTACTCTTATATCCTTTGAGTTTATTACCTCTTACTGGTGTGCTCTGTGGTAAATCCTGTCTAGTCTTAGATACTGATTGCTGTGGGTAATTACCATCACTACGATAGTTATAGTAGCTATCACCTATGTTTAACCATAGTGTACCATCATCAGTCAGTACATCACGTACCTTACTGAATACATCTACTAATTCTTGTACGAATTCTTCAGGTGACTGCTCCATACCAATTTGATTCTCTTCACCACCATAGTCTCTTAGACCATAGTAAGGTGGAGAAGTGACACACATACGTGGTCTCTCAGCAATACCAGTTGTTATTTGTGCTTTGAGTGTGCTGAGTGTATCTCTACAATCACCAAATAATACTGTGTCTCTCAACGTTCAACATTACGGATCTTCTCAAGTATACCACTTCCTAGATTCTTTTGCAACTCGTGGAACTGCTGTCTCTTTGTTGTATCAGTACAGCTATTGAATTTCTGTGCTGTCATCACCTCTGCAAACATATGTCTGTAGGTGTGTAACATTTCTTTAAGGTATCCTCTCTCATCCCTACTGAGCACCAAATCACGGTGGTCTGTTAGGTCAACAGTACTATTCTGAGTGTGTAATGATGGATTTGAATGTGCTCCCATTGGTTCCTGCGTAGTTGTGTTGATCTTAACACATATTTATGAGGTCTAACCTCAATTTTATATTATCTTAAGACTGTTTGAACTGTTGTAGGTCTTTAGTTACGATAGAGAATGTACCAGCAACACTAATATCATTCATATTAGTAGATCCAGTCCAAGCACCTAGATCAGTTACAGCACTGTCTACTGCAAACCAGAATCTTGTACCATCACGGTATGATGATGTATTAGAGTCAATAGTAGTAAACTCTACATTAAATGTACCACGAGCTATGATTGCCATCGATGTATCTGGTTTAGACCAGTAAACATACTGCGATCCTACTTCTCTGTAGCTAGCATCTTGCTTACTCATATCCAGTGGGATCTTCGTTGTCAAGCACTGACGATCATTAGGAGTACCACTGTTAGCAGCAGTAGATGATGTCATTATAGTACCGTGTTCAGGACCATTGATAACAAGACCAGCAGGTTCAGTGATACCTGATGTGCTTATCTTACCAATACGTGTAACATTAGCTTTGTCAGGTGTTTTATTATATGGTGTACCACCACTACCAATATCGTGTCCTAATAGACCTGATGTGACCTCAACAATATAACTATCAAGTTGTGAGAACTGATTAGTTATAGAGGTGAGAACAAATAGTCTATCCTCCCAACATCCTTGTTGGAAGAACCTCTGTTCACCATAGTTGTATACACTACCACCAAGATCAGAGTATGCAGCATCTGTACCAGGAACTTCAATGAATCCCCATCGTAGATCTTTAACTATATCAGCACCTTGAGAGTTGTTGATAACAAATGATGTCTGTGAGAATGGATGATTCCAATAGTTAGCACTATTATGTGCTGTTACTGTGTATGAACCTCTATTCTGTTCCTGTGAAGCAATAAGAACTACAGCATTAGTTTTACTTGACTGTGTTTCTTCTCCACCAACTGCAAATGTATGACCCCATTGACTAGAATACTTATTTGTATCCTGATATGCATCAACTGCCTTTCTGAAACTAAACGAACTTAATTTAAGATCATCACCGATGATATATCCTGAAGAGTTAGATGATTGGTATGTGACATTAGGAACAGTACCATTATATTCAATAATACCATACATTCCACGAGTAGTAGCTCCTGTCGTGTCATAGAGTGCTCCTGCATATCCTACGTAACATTTATTTCCATCATCTGAGTCTGTTTGTTTAACATCTAAACCAAATACACCATCAATTGCGTTGTTTGATGTACCTCCACCAACCTCAACAGTAGCACCAGTAAATGATGTGTTGTTTAATGTAGATGCACCACTACCAGCTACGTCCAAAGCAATAGCAGTTACTATTGCGTGTTGTGTTGGTACTGTGGATGATACTGAGGTATAATGTCCACCAACATATAGTTTAGCAGTGTTGGCACTAGTCATTGTGACTGCTGCACAGTGTAACTGAGAGTTAGCAACTGCATCAACTAGTGATGTTGTATCATTGATAGTAAATCTGTAATCCCATTGGAATGATAGATTCTTATCATAACAAACGATATAACCTACACCATAGTTGTTACTACCAGTTGTATCAGCAGTCCAACCAACTGTGTATATGTTACCTACCTCATCTGTTACCACATCTTTAGGATATGTGTTATACCCTGTATCATATATTCTAGTCTCAACACCACCAGTTGGACCGTGACGGCTGAGAATCTGTTTGCGTAATCCTGTTCCATCCCAATACTGTGATATAGTAGTAATACCATTAGGATGCTCTTGTTTCTTAATTCTTGAGGGTTCTAGGTCTCCAGTACCTATCAGTTTAGTGTAGCTAGCAGCATCAAAGTCTGTTTGTGCGTTGTCAGTATTAACTGTCTGATCAACAAACACCCAAGCAGGGCAAGATGCCTTAGGTTCAATTACTTTATTAACACCAGTTGTTTCTTCTAGTGTCTGTAAGAATATACCTTGAGAACTACGACGCTCTGCTCTATCCCACGCTCTAGTGCTAGTAGTATCTAACTGTAGATTCTGTGTTGGTGTCTGCCATAAGAATCTACCAGTATATGTACCATTATCTAACGTGGCTAGTCTAAGAGGACTAATACCAGTTGTTGCTTGATATGTTGCATCCTTTTGTTGTGGACCTATCTGTGATGGATTTACTTCCTGACCTGTATAGTTGTTCCAACCAGTACATAGTCTCAATAGTCCATATGGCTCAGTGTACTGACTAGCAGTTACATTGTTATCATATAACATTTCTTCCCAACATCTAATCAATGATGATGGAGTGTATGTAAATCTCCTGAGTCTAAGATCAGTAGTTCCTACTGGTGGGAATAGATCTCTTACCTCAATTGGTCCAATCAAGTCACCATTGTGAGGTAGTTTCAATACCATATTATCAACAAAATGACCAGATGATCCAACATTACTATCACTAACGTGACGTGCAGTGACTATCATATTGTTGAATGCATCGAAGTTGATGCTATCTAACAATACACCACCATTCTGCTCTGAGTTATAATAATATGGAGGGAACTCTCCTGCATTATTATTAGTATACTCTAGAATATTATCTACTAAACTTCTAACCTCTCTGATATAGTCTATGGATCCATCAAAATTAACCTTAGCTATCCATCCAATATAACTATTCTGATTTCTATATGGTGCACTCGTTGGTATCTTTTGAGTTTGATACACTACATTGCCAACATAATATATTCCATTGGCAAATACCTTACTATCAGAAACTGATATCTGTGGTAGTCCTACACTCCTTCTATGACTACTAGTGTCTGAACCTTCTCCACCTCCCATCTTAACAAGGTCATTAGGGATAGCAAAGAAGTTACGAACCCATTCAAATGCACCTGTTGCCTTGGTTACTTTCTGGAGTCCTACAAAGTTATGGTATCTACCAAACTTTCCATACTCTGAGTTATTACTTCTACCCATACCTGTGCCACCCATCTGAGATGTTGACGCAGGTGATAGTCCAGCAGTGGTAACATACTCATAGGTTGTACCAGCACCCCATTCTTTCTCTACCTTACATACTTTAGGTACCACAACTTCAGTTGACTGACCATAACGTACTAGTTCAAAGTCATTTGACTGACTGAAATCATACCTTAAGTAAGCACCTAAGTTCTCAGTGTCACGGTTAGCAGTATTTCCTGTATCACAGAACATATAGTACCACTGGTTACCAGCAGCACCACCTACACTACCAGCTGAATTATGATATCTACGCTCTTTAGTTGTACTAGTCCAAGGTATACATAGGTGTCCACTACTATCCAGTGTGATCTTAGCATTCTGATCCCAGCTACCAGGATATACTATCTCTCTAGCATTGATAGAGACACCAGTAAAAGGTACCTTAAGGATATGCATTGTGCTCTTAGACAATGAGAAGTCAGTACCAGTAGCATTAGCAGCAACCAGTATGTAGAAGCACAAGTTAGGTACATCCATTACAATGTTGGATGTTGACTGTGGTCTACCACCGAAGTGAGGACCATCTAATGAATATACGTCGTGTGATCTTATATCCTGACAATCTACACCAAGAGTAGCAAATGTTTCATTGTTAGGTCTTGTAGAAATTATGTGATTCCAAGGAGTATTATCTGTTGGGTTTCTACCTGGATGACCTACATTTCTAAACAACTGAAGGTCAGGTGCACCCATTAATGCTGCATCTGCTTGTGATAGACTTCTATTAAAGAATACATTACTATATGTGTGTGCAGTATTTCCTCCTTCTACTTTGCTTATTGCAGATGGATAACTGGTAGCATTTGAACTAACATATTCATTCTCCCATACTCTAGTACCTGACGCACTAAACTTAACGAAATGGTACCTCGCATCGTTAGTACCATCTTGCCAAGCAGCAGTTGAATCGTCTGATCTCTTACCGTTATAATTGTTTGCACCACTAAGATCAGTGGTCTCCATTACTACAATGTATACACTATTATCTGCTGTATTACATCCGAGTGCACAAGGGTAGCAGTTCTTTGCTGACGATATAGTATATTGCCACGACACACCACCAATGGATCCTATCTTAGCAATAACTGCATTGTATAAACCAGTTAAAGGGTTTCTTTCTCCATTAAGAGTATAAACCTCACCAGAACTCGATGTAGCTACATCGAACATTCCAGTAGGTTTACGGTAACTAGCGTCATTTAATGTAGCACGCTTAGCTTCTAGTAATGTATAGAAATTGCCTCCTGCACCAGAGGCCATCATCTTTCCAGAGAATAATGCCATTGTTTAGAACTCTTGACCAGATGTAAATCCGTGGTAAATTGTACCACCTGTAAAGGTAGTGAATAGGAAAATATCGATAGCGTTAGGGTTAGTAGATACTGTTGGTACAACACCACCAGCCCATTTAACTGTACGACCTACAAAGTTAGTTAGATCAACAGTCCTACCACCTACACCATCCTGTGTCAGAACAAGTACAAAACTAGTTGATGCTGCTGCTTGCTCACCAGTTACAGCAAACCCAGTAATGTTCTCGGTGAGTGTGACCATAAAAATAGCGGCCTGTGTAAGGTCGATTGGTACACTACCAGATGATATACTTTCACTCTGAACCTTCTCTGAGTATGAAGGTACGTGTAGTCTAGCAGGGTTGGATCCTATTTCAGCAGTAAAGTAATCTTCTGTCTCTTTAAATGAGAACTTAGCGTTGAGTTCAGTACCTCTTTCAATTTCAATACCAGAGTCACCATCTGCGTGTTGAATACCAGCACCAGTTTCACCAGAGTTGAGAACAATAGTATTATCTGAGATGGTAGTATTCGTTGTATTTACTGTGGTCTGAGTGCCTTGTACAGTAAGATTACCCGTGATCGTGGCATTAGGTGCTGTCAGTGTGTCTGTTGCAGCATCATATGAGAACCCTGTCTCTCCACCAAAACCTGTGCCAGTTTTATACTGGACTTGTCCGTCAGCACTACCACCTGAAGCTGACTCTGTACCACGTGCCAAGTAATTCCAACTTGCGTGTGGTGTGTTATTGTTTGCAGGGTCGTTCCCTGTACTGTTAGCTACACAGATATATGCAGACGTGGTTGCTCCATCATAGAAACTAACTGCATCATCAGGTTCATAAGCAGTACCACTATTGTACGTGCCTAACCACTTGATTTTTATCTTACCAACATCAATTGTGAGTGCCATTTAACTCAGAAGATACTTGTTCTCTTTACCTATTTAGTCTTACAGATCGCCTGTATTTGTGCTAGGGAATGCTCTATTAGGACCCCAGATTATTCTTACTGCCCCAATAGATCCAGATATACCATTACCTCCACCTCCACCTGAACCAGGTCCGAGACCAATGAAGGTACCCCACGATTGTGGTAGACCACCAGATCCACCCAATCCACAATGTGCGTATGCCTGACCAGCAGTACCTTGATATGTTCCAGGACATCCTAGACCATTGGAACCTTCACCTAGAAGACCAACGCCTCCTCCAGCACCGCCTTCCCAAGAAGCACCGCCAGCACCTCCTCCACCGCCACCAGATCCATTGCTACCATTACTTGCCCCAGAATTTACTCCAGCTCCACCTGCTCCACCATTTCCAGAATATCCACCAGCTCCACCGCCACCTCCTCTATTTCCATTCGCTGCTCCACCTGTACCACCATTACCACCGCCGTCTCCAGTGTATCCTCCACCAGCTCCACCAGTGATACTGTCACCCATATATCCACCTTCACCACAAACAGTGCTATTGTTTATAAACCACGACTCATCACCGTGACCTTGAGCACCACCTATACGAGCACCAACTTTAACTTGGTATGACTGACCTGGTGATACTGAGATATTATTCTTCCATCCAAGTCCACCACCTCCATCTCCTGCTGCTGTGCTTTCGTTACCACCAGCACCAACTGCTACCACACATACAGAGGTAACACCACTAGGAGCAATCCAATTGAAGGTTCCAGCAGCTGTATATGTTGCTTGTCCACTAGAACCATCAGCTACATCAGTTGTGGCAGTGTTCGGATATGCTCTACCTGCTCCCCAAATAATTCTTACAACGCCTGGTGCACCATCATTATTTGCTTTATCGGTTTCTTCTCCTCCACCTCCTCCACCACCGTAGATAGCACCAGCACCAGCTTGGCTACCACTTCCTTGAATATTTGTTGCTGTTGCACCACCCGATGCTCCAAATCCACCACCTCTCCATCCACTTGCTCCGTGTTCTCCACCTCCACCACCTGTTCCTGTGCCTCCATACATTCCTGTTCCACCACCACCTGCTGCACAGTATTCTCCTGAGGTGTTAGTGTTGTTATTTCCTTGGAATCCATTACCTGTATATCCACCAGCTCCTCCACCACCGCCACCATTTTCGTCACCGTGGCTACCAGTGTAGTTTGTACCTCCTTGACCGCCATTACCACCGCCAGCTCCGTACGTGCCATATCCATTACCACCAGCACCGCCGTAGCCACCACCCCAAGTTAGGTTGTTGCTGTTATTTCCATTACCACCACCTCTACCACCATCAGCGTAGATAGTACTTGTGTTCCTAAAATATGATCTACCACCGTCCCTACCGTGGTCATAGTTTGTACCACTTGCATTACCACCAGATCCAACTGAAATATAAATCTGTTCACCTGGAGTCACTGGAATATCATTACCCCACGTGAGACCTCCACCACCACCTCCGCAGTGTCCGTCTCCTCCTCCACCACCAGATCCACCACCACCTATGCAAAGTACAGAGACAGCGAAAACATTTTCTGGTACAGTCCACCAGTAAGTACTAGTACCACCATCATAAGTGTGAATGGTACCATCAAAATGTGTTTGGCCTGCTACTAGAGTAGAACCTCCACCACCAGATGTAGTTATTGCTTTAGCGAATCCTATTGGCATTAGGTAAACTCCGCACCGCCTAAGAATCCATACCAAGAACTACCACCATCAACAGTAGATAGTGATATAATATCAGTAGCATTTTGTAGCGATGTCATTGTAGGTGACGTTCCACCTGGCCATTTGGTATTAGATGGCCAGTTAATAGTATGGTTAGAACCTGTTGTATTAGTAAACAAGAATGTCAACGTGACTGAACGTGCCGATGTAGGAAGTGTGACATTATATGTGGTTATAGCATTATCTAGTGTTACAGTAAATACTGAAGCAACAGTTGCATCTATGCTTAATACGTTAGTACCACTAATAGTCACAGCAGTAACTGCTTCATCAAAGCATCCATCAATTCTCAATGAATTAGTGAGATGTGATACAGTTGGTGTTAAGTTAAATGTACTAGTACCATTTAATTTTAAATCTATACTAGGTGCACTTACAGAAGAATTGTGCATACTTACAGCACCACCATCATTCTCAATGGTAAATGGTTCTGTACGTAATGAATTCTTATGTAGATGTACACCAGACTTCTGTGCTTGTGCACTGTTAGGTTGTACCTCTATGTACGTACCTTTGGCAGTAGTATGGTCTGCTCTAAACCTACCAACTACTATATCAGCATCACTTGATGTTCCCTTGACATCAAGAGAAGTACCAGGTACTGCTGTATTAACACCAACTCGATTTGTAGTGTCATCAAATATCAATCCACCTGTCTTAATATTAAGACCAGTAGATGCTGTAAGATTAGTGACTGATATATCTGTTGGTAGATATGAGTTACCAACAGTACCAGATGTTATCTGTGCTCCAGATATATTATATGTTAGTTGATTAGCACCTTCATAGTATGATGTAGCACGTACAGTACCAGTTACATCAACGTCGTACGTTGTACTTGTACCTGATACAGAAATTGAGGGAACTGTAAGTAAATCTGTTGTATCATCATATGTGAATGTTGAATCACCACCCAGTGCTAATCCATCCTTCCACTGTACTTGATTACTAGCATTACCACCTGGCTGTAGTCCACCAGCAAGACCACCAGATGCAAACAGTTGCCAATAAGATGTATTGACTGTACCTGTTGTTGATGGTGCTTGGTTTGTACTGGTAGCTACAGCAATATATGAACTAATAGTTGATCCATCGTCGTGTCGAACAAGATCATCCGCTACGTAGTCAACGCTACTAGACCATTGGTCTTTCCAAGTAAGTTTAATCTTACCTACGTCGATAAAAAATTCTGCCATTACCTTACAGTGACGATGAGATGCCCACTACTATCTATATTGAATTGCAAACCCGCAGGTGCAAAGAATTGATGAGTATTGAGTGGGTTTGAATACTCAGCATATGATACGTTGGTAGATCTACCAGACTTAATAACAGTCAGGTTAGTTTGAGCTGAAGTTGGTTTCTGAATGATGTAGTAATCACCAGCATCACCTGACTCTTTCCAGTTACTACCATTATATGTTTTGAATGTATCTTCAGCAGTATTATAGAAGATCTGTCCGTTAATAGGAGTAGAAGGATCTACTGCACCAGATATGTCTATCTTATCTGATGTCACTGCATTATCAGCCAACTTAGGAGTTGTGACATTCAGGTTACGAATAGTATTAGTTACTACTGCTTCAACACCTGTACCACTATTTAACTTAGTATCTGTTACAGAATCATCTGCAAGTGACGCATTAGCATCGATACCACCTATGGCCATCTTCTGTGATGTTAGTGTATTATCAGCTAACTTCTCATTTGTGACTGATAGATTAATAATTTTATTAGTTGAGACTGACAAGTCATCAAGCGTATCCGTCTGGACTCTTGTGAAGTCCTGTAGAGTACCAGTTGAAGTTGCAGGAGACTGGAATAAGTAACCTGCTGAGTATGCAGACCAGATACTTCCATTATAATACCTTGTTCTAACGTAGTAATTAGTTGATGGACGGATAGAGTCAGTTGGAATTGGGAATGTAGTTTTGTTCGTAGTGTCTGCTTGTGCAGTAATAACAACGTTAGTAAATCCAATATCAGTTGATACCTCCCAATCACTATGAACGTGTGATTGTCCAGCAGCCTGTGTAGCCACATATGCTGAGGAAACTACGTCCATTCTATCATAGATCGTAGATTCTGTAATACTACTGATAAATGGACACTGTATCTCTCCAGGAACATCAACAGTTGTGAAGTAGATAGGTTCAGACCATTCTGAATTCCACTGTACACTCTGTAGATCAACGTACTGGTATCTCACACGTACATAATATGTCTTACCTTCCTCTAAAATACCAGGATTAATTGTAAGAGTTGTCTTATTGTTAATATCATTTAATGCTTCATACACTAGACCACTAGTATTACTTATCTGTGATGATGTAGTACCTGTGGCACCTGGTGCAGTAGTTGAACTACTACCAAATGTAGGTGAGAATGCTATCTGCCACGTAGATGACACGTGAGTAGCATTATTACTACCACTAAATGCTCCACCAGTCAATGTAGGAGTTAATGATGAGTTGCTTGATGCATCAGCTGGATTGATGATAGATGGTCTATCAATCTGTGGGTTAACATTAGTTGATGTATCAGTATAGAATGATGCTGGTGTAGACCACTCAGAATACTGACCTAGATTATCTTTATATCTTACACGTACATAATATAATGTACTGTATGACAACCCACTAGCCTCAGAATACTGAGTCAGTGATGATGGAGAATCTATCAGTTGTTGATTTATTGTATTGAAATAATAATCAGTGGATACTTGCCAATCACTTCTACTGTGTGTATTAACACCAACATATGCAGATGATGAAATGATAGGTTGTAATTGTGTTGGAGAACTTATAGTGATTGAAGGTGTTTCAATCTGCAATCCTGTATTAAATTCACCAGTCTGAGACCAGTTAGATATATTACCAAGCGTATCACGGAAACGGAAACGTATATAATATTTGGTTTTTAATACCAGTGTTGATGCTGGTATGGTTATAAATGTCAGATTAACTGTATCATTTTGGTTGTATACAAAATTAGCAGACTCAAAACCACTAGAGGTATTGATCTGCCAATCAGTTGATTGATGTGTGCCAGGAGCAACCCCACCAGTCGTTACTGCATAAAATGCAGTACCTAAAATCGTAGGTGTTAACGAACTAGGTGAAGGGATATTACCCAAGGCTGGTGGGAATACTAGTGCCATTAGTTTAGTCTATTTTATGAGCAAGTGGGGTTACAATCACCTAAGTATGAATAAAGAATTGGCCAAGGTGCTGGAACTTGGAAGTCCAGTGTTCTTGGTGTGATACCATCAGTTACCTTGATCTGTGCGATACCATCCATACCTACAATAGGTTGTTCAGGATGATTACGATCTCTCAATGGTTTGATGAAGTTACAGAAGTAATCATTAGATGGTGTGACGCAAGCACCGTTCTGGGTGTATGCGAAATCATATGTATGATCCTGACAAGGATCAGCAACTGCTGTAAGGTTAATCAAGTCAGTCAATGTGAATGGTGACTCAACTAACTCTACCCATAGTGAATACATCTTCTGTGTACCACGTGCAGGGAAGATAGCAGGTTGAATATCATTCTTAACAGAGAAGTCAACTGGCATATTAATATTAGTGTCACCACGGAAGGGACACTCACGTAAGAGTCCAGTAGCTGCTGCTAACTGACCAGTATATGTGCTAAAGTCACCAGTGTTAACTACTGTAGGACCATTAGCGTGAGTAGCATTATTAAGAGTGAAGATAGTTCTATTAGCACCATCTTTCGTCTCCATATATGGGAACTCATTAATGATACGTAACCTCCAAGTGAACTGGCCAGCATCAATTGTATATGATACCTGTACGTCCTGTGTCTGGTTGTCAGTAACAGTAAAGTTCTGTGCACCCTTATAGTAGTCCTGAACCTGTAAGGTATTGATATCGATGTATGGTAGTGCATTCAATGGTGCACCAGCAACGTCAATAACAAATGATCTTACTAGGATATTACCAAAGTAATCACCACAGGTTAATGTAGTATCTACAAATCCCTGATCGTGACGTAGGTATCCATTAGATAGAGTACCAGTCCATCCATTAGAATACTCATACCACCACATACCTAGTTCAGGTGGGTTAGAGATAACACTAATCTCATTAGATAGTGATGAGTATGTTCCGTTGTAAACATACAACTGGAATGAATATGGTTCGTTCACACCAGCTGGTATACCATTACAAGGGAGGTCAGTGGCACGCATAACGTTACCAGAAGCATCCTTAGGTGGTGCTAAAGCTGATGGGTTTTGAATAGGTATCTCAATATTATATCCACCGTAATCATTACGTACTGGGAACTCTTCAGTAGTGTTAATATAGTTACCTACATAGATTCCTTTACCTTCTAAGTTACAATCGTATACTGTAGAAGTACTATTACGTGCATCCTTTCTAGACTTAAAGTATGGAGAACTTAAAGGAATGTAGTCAGGATATGTCTCGTACTGTGTCTTCCAAGCAAATGACTTGGTGCCAGCAGCAGTATCATAAGAGAATGACTTACTAAACCAAATGTACTCGATGTTCTGGTCAGTACAGGTCAAGACAACAGGGAAACGACCTTCCTTAGGTGACTTACCAGCAGTTAGATAAGGAACTGTGTTTGGATAATGTGTCTCTCCACCATACTCAGTATTTGCAGAGAATAAGTTAGCAGTGATTGAATTAGCACCACTATACAGAGTCAATGCTGGCTGTGCAGGTAATGCTGGTAGGTTAGTAACTGTTAACTGTGCAGTAGAACTTACAATAGCAGTGTAAGTAGTGGTAAAGTCTAAATGCTGTGATGCAAATGTAGTACCACCAGACTGTCCAAAGAAGATACTTGCTGCACTATATGACTCAGGTATATAAACCTCAGACCAAGCACCTGCTTGACCTGGAGTACCATAAGTACGTACATTAGTAGTAGATGTTAGTCCATTTGCTGATAGTCTGTACTCTAGTGTTTTACCAGCCCAAGATGCATCACTAATATCAAATCGATAGAATGCTCCCTTAGGTACTTCATACACTGTAGAACCACCAGCATTAATTTGTACCTGATAGTCAGCACCAACTGCTACAAGGTCAAAGTTAAGTCTGAAACGCATCTTGCAACGGAAGAATGCAGTAGCATATTTCCACCACTTGTTAAGAACTAGATGAGCAAATCCCATCTCACGTCCTGTTACATCCTCATATCTCTCAACGTATGAGTAATGTGTATTTCTGTTATCAACGTTGTTATCGAAGAAATCATCATCTTCATATGCACAACTAGAAGCATTAGCATACTCATTCAAGTTATACCAAGTACTACCAGCACCCTTGTCAGCATAGATCTGCCAGAATGGTACATACTCAAATCTATCATTGTCATATGCACTCTGAGTCAACATCATAGACAATGACTTGTAGAACATAGGACGTGAGTACCAGTTATCAGTAAGCCAAGATACATTATCATCTGGTTGACCGTGGGTCTTGTTAACTGAGTTGTAGTCAACGTTTCTTGATCCTACATCATAAACTAATTCAAGGTCAGCAGCAGTTGTTGTGACGTTGGTTAGTTGAATCGTATACTCCTGAGTTTGGCCAGAAATATTTTCTTCGACTGTTAATGTTAGGTCGAGCGTTTCTGTATTGGTTAAGGTACCACTGAATACACCAGTACTTGTGTCAAATGACAATCCACTGGTAGTAAATGGTCCTGAAGAACTAATAGTATAATCTCTATCAACTATAGTCTCATTAGCATATGTTCTTAAGAATGATACACCTAACTGTACGTTAACTGTTTCACCAATATTAAATGTACCTAGAGAACCAGCTGGTGTGTACCACGTAGTTAATAGATCAATGTATGGTGTAATAACACCTCTAGTTGTAGATGTAGGTTGATCAGGTGCATTATGATCTGTACTTGTATCTACTGGAACGATCATTATCTGTGATCCTTCACCAGCACCAGCATCCTCTTGCTGTTCAGTCTGGAACCACAACTTGTTAGTTGTAGGATTAATTGCTTGCCATTTCGCAATACCATCACCTTCTTGGTGTGTACCAGTAATTTTAGCAACCTTCAATAGATTACCACCAGTTTCACTTGTTGATGCTGTAAATGATGCAGCATTTGCTGTGATCTGGAAGCTAGTGTTAGCAGTATCTACATCAGTAATTTGATGCCAAGAATTTTGTAGAACATTTAATTCTAAACCACCAACATCATATACAAATGAGTCACTCTCGTATGCTGTATCACCAGGGAATAAAGGATCTGACTTATACTCACTACCCATAACATATGGGAACGCAGGATCACCGTTATCATCTTCAGTAATGAAGTATGCATAGGTACCATTTGGATAGTCAGGAGTCTTACAGTAGCGACCATTTCTCTTGTCTAGGTCACCAATAATAATCCTCTCACCCATATTACTATGGTTATAGCAGAAATAGAATATTGATTGTGGAGCATCACTCGCTGGAGTAATCTCTACTGATCTTAAAGTTGCAGTATCAAAGCCAGCAGTGTATGCAGCATAATCTACTTCAACATCTTCTAACTTATAAACAATACCAGCAGTGTATACTGCATTTACATCCTGTGCATTCTGTCCACTAACGTGCCAGCCCTGTGATGTACCGTCACCATAGACGGAGAAGAGCATAGCGTGAGTAGTTAGAGATGCATCAGATAGATTAAAGATATACTTTCTACCCTTTCTAAAGTTGAATGATGGTTTCTCTTGAGTACCATCTAGTCCACCACCACTAATGAAGTAACGACCACCACTACCAGTACTTACAGCAGTAGATACAGAGACTGAGAATGTTGTAGTCAAATCATCTGTCTCATTACCAGGATACTCAAAGTCTTCAACGAATGCCTTATATGGATAAGAAATAGTAGAAGGACGGTTGAGATATCCATCAGGTGTTCTACCTGTTAGTTTCAACATATAGCCAGGCTTAAGACGAATAACAGAACTACTATCATTCATCTCATCAGAATAACCATAAGGTCCGTAGATAGGATAACCATCAAATGCTATACCTAAGATCTTAGAGTGTCCATTAGCGTGTCGTCTGTAGTCACCTTGAATATTATCGTTAGTGGTTATACCCTTACCTTCTTTGATACCTACGTCAGAAACATAGTATAATGTAGCAGGTGCATCAAGAGGAACTACGATAGTAATTGATCTCAATACTGAAGCATCAAATGATGAAAGGTATGAAACAGCATCAACTGCAACACCATTAAGTCTGTATGTTATACCAGCAGTGTATCTAACACCACCATTGTGTATTCCATCCTCAGTGGTAGAAATATACAATGGATGTCCATCGTTTGAAGAGTTATCTTGATTAAAGATGTATGTGTTACCTCTAGTGAATGCTAATGCAGGTGCTTCCTGTGCAGATCCACCAGCCTGTTGGAGGTAGTAACAATCAGTACTACCTTGGTTGTAGTAGCTATTACTTGCTGTCTTAGCAGCAACAGTTACTGCATAAGTAATAGTCTGATATCCTAGGTCATAGTATGTTAGACCAATGTAATTAGAACCATTTCGTACATCAGAAGTTTGATATGCTTCTAGCAACTTACTAGAGTTGTATCCGTATATATTTTGACTATTAGGATAACCACCGTATGTGTCAGCACCAGTTAAGTTCTCGTTAGTAACGTCATTGAATGTCCAACCAGGAGTTGGTCCACTCTCGTTACTATAATGATATATGTACACACCAGTTGTTGTTATAGCATATGGTTTAACGCTACGTAGTGGTGTCTGTGTAGGAGGATTGGTTGTAGCACCATAATTGGTACCACCTCTCCAGTTAAAGTCTTGATCGAATGATTGGTCAACAATACTATTTGGGTTACCAGCTGTAATTGCGATAGATGAAACAGCAGTTGCTTGTACACCACCAGCTACGTTTGGTGCAGCAATGGTAACAGTAGGAGCAGTTGAGTATCCAGTACCACCGTCAGTAACATTTAATCCAGAGACATAACCATCAAGAACAGATAGACTTGCAGATGCCTCAGCACCAACACCTCCTCCTCCAGTAAAGCTTACAGTTGCAGTTGTATATCCAACACCCTGAGTGTCAACTGTTATACTATCAACAACACCAGTTTGAGTACCAATAGATGATCCAGCAGCTGCTGGTTCCTCAAACACTGGGTTTGATGATGCAGTTTCACCATACTCTACTGCGTCACCATAGAATCTATTTCCAATAGCATAAGGGAATTGAGGATTCGCTTGGTTATCAAATGTCATAAAGTATGCGTATGTACCACCTGGATAATCAGGAGTGATACAGAATCTACCGTTACGATTATCTAAATGACCAGCATCTGTAAACTCATAGTCTTCTATGAACGATCCCATAGGATATGTGTTGACGTTTGGTGAGAAACCAACAGGTTCTGTCAAGGTGATAGTACCTGTCATTGCTTGATGCATCTCACAAACATAGTAGTAAGTACCAGCAGCAGCAGTTGCTGTGTTCCATAATACAGTAGCGTTGTAACTACCATTGTTAACAACCGTAGCTACTACCTGTGCAGGGTTGTAAGGAGCTGGAACTTTCTGGATCCAGAAAGGATGAGTGATTGTTGATCCACCGCCACCACCAGAAGTTTGAACTGTCATAGTTCCAACCATACCACTGTGGTATTCGCACTGGTAGTAGTATGTACCAGCAGCAGTACTACCAATAACCCAAGTAACAGTACCAGATTGTGTACCATTATTAGTTACGCCAGGTATTTGGTTAGAAGTACCAGTGCCAGCTTGAGTCTTCAAGTGGAATGGATGCCCAGAAGCAGAGACTGTAAAGTTAACTGTATCTCCTTCGTAGAAAGTTAGTGTAGGGTCTGCACCATTGACGTTACCATTTCTGTCAGAACCAGATACAGTGTAATCACTAGCACCTGAAGCAGTTACAACTAAGTTGTAAGTTTGTGGAGTGGATCCACCACCTCCACCTGTGCTATACTGTGCATTAACATTGAATACTAGGTTGTCACCAACATTAGCATTGATAGTAACATCAGATCCAGTGCTTTCTCCTGTAAAATCGAAATCTAAATTATCGTCAGCAGTAACACCCCAAGTATATGTTTGAGGAGTATAAGGTGTACCAGTACGTGTTGATCTTAATGTCCAACCAGATTGCATTCTAGCTAGACTTGCTGTAGATCCAGGACTATCATAACCTACAGGACCATAGACAGGATAACCATCCTTAGCAATACCTATGATAGGTGAGTGATGAGTCGCATTTATAATATCAGCACTTGTATTGGATGGAAGTGCGGAAGTATTTGCTAATGTAGTTACAGAAGCAGCAGCACCGTATCCAGAATATAATGAGCAATAGTAGAATAAGTTTGGTGAGTCAGGTTGTACCTGTATGTAAGTACCAGTACCAGCTTGACCATCACCAGGAGTACCTTGGTATCTAATACCAGTTATATACTCAGTACCACCTTGAATATGAATACCATCTTGTGATTCAGATATCTTAAATGGGTATCCTGTGTTACTAGAATCAGACTGATCGAAGTAGTATGTATTACCTTCAGTTACCTGCAAGTTAGGTGTCTGTGTAGTATCAATAAAGTATTTGTTTGAACCAGCAACATTGACTACAGTAACTACCATAGTTGTTGTGGAACCTTTCCATAGTTCAGTGAAGAACTTACCACTAGTATAGTAGTATGCACCATCAGATCCTACAGTAGCGTTACCACTATCACCACCAAATGCATTAATGTTGTATACTTGATCGAAACTATATCCTGTTGGGCAGTTAGTACCATCAGGAAGATTAGTATTAAGACCCCAGTTATAGGTTTGTATTGTAACACCATTAAGTGTAAGGGCTACAAATCCGTATGCAGCACCTAAAGCAGAGTCAGGAGTTCCAGTCTTAGAAACGTTTCTACCACCACGATATGTTAATGTGTGGTTATAGGACTTAGGTAGGATTGACCAAGGGTTGTTGACATTAGGGAAAGATCCAAACAATGCAGGTTGTGGTAAGTTATCCGCAACAGTTGTCAATGCATTGTTAACAATGTTTAGAGATCCAGTTGTAACAGATCCACCACCTGATACAAACATATTAGCAATATCAAATGTCGTTCCTTGAACTGGAGGACTTGCAGCTGCAATAGTTACAGAAGGTGCCTGTGTATATCCTGAACCTGGATTAGTAATAGTAACACCAGTAACAATACCATCAGTAACAACTGCGGTTGCAGCTGCACCACCTCCACCACCGCCTGAGAAGGCAACAGCTGGTACGTTTAATGGGTTGTAACCATTACCACCGTTAGTTACGGTAACAGTTTGTATTCCACCACCAGTAAGTGAGATGTTTGCAGTTGCAGTTGCACCGTTACCATCACCACTAATTGTGACTGTTGGTGCCTCTGTGTATCCACTACCAGACTGATCTACGTTAATACCTGTAACACCACCACCAGTTAGTGTGATCTGAGCTGTTGCAGTAGCATCCGTTCCACCACCACCTGAGAATGAAACAACAGGTGCTATAGTGTATCCAGAACCTTGCTGACTTAATGTAAGGTTAGAAACATATCCAGATGTTCCAGCTTTAGGGAATACACCGTAAAGACCTGGAGCTGGATGATTATCACTAACAACATTAAATAGTCCACCCTCTTTATGATATGCAGCAGTAGGTGACGCTACAGATGTTACCCATACATCACTGATTATATCTTGTGCTATAATACCAATAGGTGTACGTATCTGTATCTGATCACCAAGAACAGGGTTTAATCTAGAAAACTCTGATCCTAAATTGAATGTAAGAACGTTACTAGCAGCACCAGTTGAAACTGTTGTATTCAATCCATCGAATACGATTTCATCGATAGTATTAGATGGATATGTTTGGACACTAGCACCACCAAACTCATAGCTAACAGGTGATGCAGTCGCACCATTATATGTACGAATATAATCCCAATCTAATGGTCTACGTAACCATTCTTTTGCCAACTGTGGTAGAGGTTTACCTTCATAGGTAACACCCTGTTGGTATGTCATCTTTGTAGCCCACTGTGCTAGTACACCAGCAGTTATAGGACCAGAGAATGAAGTACCATCAATATTTGTGTAGTAAGAAGAACTTATCTGGTTGTATGGTGTAGCACTGTTCCAATACCATCTAGGGCAATAGATTGACTCACCAGGAGCACTGGTAGTAATCGTACCGTAATTAGAGAATGCAGAGAAATTATTATTATGTGCAGTAGCACCTACAGTAATCTTACCTTTGTCACTAGCATCAGGTATTTCCATATTGTGTAGGTTGTCCTTAGGACCAGCAGTCCTAACACCTACCAAGTACTTACCTTGATATCCACCGTAAGTACCAGCCCAAGTGCCATCAGTAAATCCATTACCAGCAGATCTTACAAAGATAACACCAGATTCTATAAGATAGTTCTCATAGTCATCAAAGAGTGTATCACTCTCACCAGCACCAGAATCAAATCCAGGCTCATTCTTATAAACATATGGCCAGTATCTGTTAGGTATAATAGCACCTAATGAAGCATTAACAATTGCTGGACGGGTATTACCTTTCCAGTTTGCGTGAGTAGAATCGTTATGGTTAGCAATAGCTAGCATACAATTGATATATCTTGATGCAAACGTGGTATACTCAGTACCAGTCTCATTAAATACCTTCATTGCGAAGATACGTGCTTTCTTAGCTACACCAAAGGTTACACCAGCAGCACAGATAGCACACTGAGTACCGTGACCATCGTCATCCTCATTACTATTTGCTTCACCATTTAATGTGATACCTGAGTTATATCCTGGTACCTCATATACACGATAGTTTGCCTGTTCTGTAGTACCATTGAAGTCACTTATATAATCTGGGTGATATAATTCTGGGTGTAAATTAGCACCAGCAGTATCTGCTGGACGGGATGCACCACGAACACCAGTATCAAGGATGTAAATATCTGAATTTTCTCCGTCTTCAGTCAGTGAATAGAGACCATAACCTAGGTTATCTGTAGATTGTGATATCCTTTGTAGATGCCACTTATTGAAGATAGTTATTTTAAATGAATATGTTGTTGAAGGTATGTAAGATCCAGACATACCCATAGTAGGTGTGGTATCCTCATAGATATACAACTCCAATGGTGTGGTTGCTGAAAGTGCTATACTTACAGAAGAACCAGCAGTTCCTGGAGTACCTACTCTTGTTACACCTGTTGTATACTCTGTACCACCATTATTTGTACCGTCTGGTGTGGTAGAGAAGCACCACTTATATCCTGCATTACTAGCATCTGCTAAACTGAAGACAATAGTAAAGTTAGGAAGCATATAGTCTAATGCTATAGACTCATATATCACACCACCAGATAGTAGTGCTAACTTAGGACCATATGAACCAACGTTAACTATACCTGTGTATGTTAGTGTAGAAGTACTACCGTTCCAAGGTCTTACACTACCATAGGAAAATGGTTTGACCTGTGCAGTTAATGCAGAAGCAGTGTCACTAGAGGTAGAGGAATATGTAGCAACATCTTCACGGGAGGGATCGTTGGGGGTAACAGCTGGGGGATTTGATATATCATACGTCTCTTCTGCCATCTCGAAAGCATCAGCGTGCTTTACTCCGACTTCGTTTTGTAAATCTTGTTTCTTAATGGTCATTTTGGCATCCCAATGTGCCCCAATAACCTCTGGAAATTCGTCACTCTTTAAAATAGTGATGAAATTCTGATCCCTTGATGGAAAATCTAGGAATAGTGTTTTGAACCTTGTCAGGTCGTGTGTGTTAGCTAGTGATGTGAAACGTTGCTTTGCACGTTCAATGACAGTAGCGACCTCTATCTCTTTCGAGACTTGGACAATAATTCTGCCTTCCTCTATTTGCATTATTCCAAAATGGTACGGTACTTTCCCTAAGGGTTATTTAGTAAGCTTTTGAACGCATCAACGAGTGTAACTGTTCATCAAGACCTCTTGTCATACCATAATGATCATCATCAGGATCCTCTGCGTTCGGATAAAGGTTGAGTAACTCCTGTTTTATTTCATAATTATATGTCGCAACTCGTCTGTCTTCTTGACATCTGAACATTGACTTACTCCAAAAGACTGCAACATCCCTTACTCCAGATGTTACTTCTTTCACCATATGTTTAGTCCCAGTAGGATAACTAAACGCCCATCCAGCAGGTAATTTAACCTCAATAGTCTCTGTACCATACTGTAATACAAGTTCACCTCCTTCATATTCTGAAGGATCATTTAAAAATACTGTAGTACTAAAATCGGATCGCACTCCTCCTGCCATCATAGGCGAATCACAGTGCCATCCATAATGCATTCCTTCTGTATACCTAATAAACAAAGCTGTGGTGCTATTACAGACCCACATTTGCCACATAGGTATCTCGTGTTTTTGATAATTATCCCAAATTATCTTCCAAGCAGCATTTGCTTGCTCAACTTGCATTTCAATGTTATTCTTAATTCTCTTATCATCAGATCCAGTGCGTGCACCATCATTGAACTCAGAGAAGTCGTAGAAGTCTTGTACGTGTTTAAGATTAACATTGTTCAGCAATTCATAACGAAAAAACATAGTTAGGGAACGAAATCAGCGTGTGCGGGATTAACTGGCCAACCAGTGAAATTGGCATATTCATACGGATCTGCCTGTTGTGCAGGTAAATCCCTAAGTCTTTGCCTATAGGTCTTCCAGTTAGCTTTCTCTTTAGCAGCAGCAGGGACACTAGCTAGTGACATACCAGCAGCAGCTTCCCAAACATCTTCTAACATCACCCAATCAGTATCTTTAAGAAGATCAGTTCTCATTGCACGCAATGATCCCAAGTTCTCTGGAATTTGATTGTCAACAAAATATTTTTCACGATTTGCTTTATCCAACGCTGCTTGTTGTTCAGCATCATAAGCATCTTTGTACTGTGTACGAAGAGGTGATAAAGTTTCGTATAAGACCGTTGCTTCATCAACTTTAGATGAATCATTTGTAGTAATTGCTGTATTACCACGTAGATCCTGATTCTCTGCAAGGTACCAAACGGGTTCACCAAGAGGGTTATCTGCTTTCCAATAGTGTATGGTTGTTAGTTCATCCACACCAGCAACGTGGAATGTCCCGTTGATAGCAGGTAGAACAGTATTAGTCCAATCACTATCAGAGATCTCAAAGCCCTGTTGGGTACCATCTGGATTTTTACCACCGATAATTTTTCTGGGAACCCAGAGGATAAAATCAGCTTCCGCAAAATTACGAGCCATTTAATAGATACCATCCTGTCAATATGTATTTATCACCTGATAAAACTAGGTTCCCTTTATGTGTATGCGTGAAACCTGCTGGCCAGATTAACAATGTACCAGTAGTAGGTTTAATTCTTCTTGTCTGATCAAGAAACTCTGTTTCTCCTCCTTCAAAATCTTCATTGAGATATATCATCCAAGTCAATACACGATGAGCATAAGATAAACCCATTGCTTCATAGTGCCACGTATGGTATCCACCACTTTGAGGAGTATGTTGAAACTTAATCACAGTACTCATCAATGGTTGTGATGCAAGTTGCCGATACTTCCAAATATAATGGTCAACACAAGCTCTAATATACTGTACTGTACATTTCTGCAAGTCATAGTTATTATGATTAATCAGTATCTGTTTATCATACCTACCTAAATTACCATCTTGAAATTGAAACCTACCATCTCCTACACCCCCATCATCTTGAGGTTGAGTTATAGCTGCTGTATTTTTAAGGTCTTTATACCAATCAATAAACTTATTACAAACATTTTCTGGCATAAAATTATCCCAGACTCCAATGAAGTCTGAGAAATCAACCTTTGTTATATTTTCATCAAGCATCAACTCTAGAGGCTTGATAGGTGGTAAATTGTTGTCCTCTGCCATAACGAAGTCTAAAAGAGCAAAAATTTTGCCGAGTTTTTTTCCAAGTTTATTATATCACGTCTATGGGTTTCCGTCACCTGGTTCCCATAATGTGTTGATGTCAGAAGATGTGAACGTTCCAGCTGGTAGTGCGATTGCAAAGTTACCTGTAGCAGCAGTGTTAGCGTTAGTAGATGCACCAGTAAAGTCAGCAACGTTACAAGAAACTGTTAAGTCATAGTAATCATTGTCGCTGGCAGCACCAGTTATATCCTCAACTCTAAACTTACCGTTAGTAACCTTACCAAATAGTTCTCCTGTTGCAGCACCAATATGACATATAATACTTGAGCAATTCCAAGTTGAACCTGCTGGTATAGTAGCTGGTGATGTATCAACATAAGACTCGTTGGTACTGATAGGACCAAACTGTAATGTAGCACCCTGTTGTGTTATGCTTGCGACTTCTACCCAAGCATTACAGTCAGTGCCATCACTATCCCAAACACAGAACTTCTGATTGACTCCACCAGTACTAGAGTTCTCAACGTGGTATCCACCAACGCCAGCAGCACCAGTTACAACAGCAGTATATGTTGTACCACCAGTAACTGTAACAGTTGCAGTGTCACTACCTGTAGTTGTATTTCCTTGATCGAATGATATACCAAGAGCAGAGATAGAGTAATTTCCAAGTGCTTGACCGTCTTGGTTGGGTTGATCATTCCATCCGAAGTTTAATACGACTTGAGCAGATCCACTACCAGTGGTTATTAGGTTACCAGTTCCATCGAAGTACATACCAACATTACTGGTAGATCCAGACTGGTTAAAGTATGCAATATCCTGATAGTCACTGTACCTAGCAACACGGAATGTAAGTATCTTAAATCTTATTGCAGCAGCAGCACTTTGACCCATTGTGTTAGATGCTTGGATCAAGATCGCACCCTGTCTCTTATTCGCTGAGACAGCATTAGATCCACCAGCAGCACTACCATTTTCACTAGGAGCTATCTTAATACTACTCCAAGTACCTGAGGTTGCATTTCCACTAACTGTACCTAGGTTACTATTAGTGCTATCTCCACTTGGGTTAGTTCCATCATCAGCAAAGTTACCATAGAATACTCCACCAGTTACAGTTGTAGCCGTTCCTGTGATAGCCCATCCAACAGTTACTTGCTCTTCACAACAGAAGTACAACCAAGGTAGAGCAGCAGTACTCTGTCCTGAAATATATGAGTATGATGCACTACCACCTGAAGGTGTGTATCCTCTGGTAACAGTCAACGTAATCTCAGGCATAAAGAATACCTGAATATTAACACTAGCAGAATCAGATCCACTTGCGTTAGTAGCAGTAATTGTGAATGTAGTATCTTCTTGAGGTCCAACAGGTAAGGTACCAGAGTCTGTGGTAGGATTCCATTGACTATATGTTGGTGTTGATGTTCCACTAATTCCACCAATATCGTCAGCGTCTGTGCTAGACCAAGTTAAGGTTGCTTCAGTGTCATCATTAGGATTATAGTTACCTTGCTCAATGACTGTGACATCAGTAGTTAATGTGACCGTAGGTGCAGCAACTGCTACAACAGTTAGAGTTGCTGACTGAGATGCTTGACCATTTGCATTGCTCAATGTAACGGTATAGGTTGTGTCTACTGATGGAGATACAGTCTGTGTATAGTATGCTATATTACCAGCAGCTGCACAAGCACTATCAAAGGCAGTGTCAACAGGAGAAGAAGAACAACTTACAAATGTGTCAGCATTAGTACAACTATAGGATATAGTTGCTGAGGATCCAGCATCTATGGATGTTGGAGTAGCACTCATATTAATCTGTGGAGCATTTGCAGCAGCTATAGTACATACCGCAGTAGCAGTTGTATCACCCCAAGTGTTACCTAAGGTAATCGTGTAAGTAGTTGTGACAGTTGGGTTCTGAACAATTGTAGCACCAGTTGGTACAGAAGCACCGAAGTTAGATGCGACAACAGAAGTTGCTCCAGGTGCCTCGTAAGTAACATTAATAGCAGAACCAGAGGTCACTGTTGTTGGTAATACAGATAGGTCAACAGTAGGTGCTGCCTCGTATGTGATATTAGCAACAGCAGTCATCTGTGTGGCTGTATTGTACTTAACTCTAATCTCGTAATTTGCTGTGGTACCACCACTAGAAGGTGCTTCTAGTGTCATAGAAATAGTATCACCGTTTACATATCCAGTGTTAACTGCATTACCAGTACCATTAAGGTTAATAGGTGTTGCACCAACAGATTGTCCACCAGATTTTATTACTTCTACATCAAAACTATAGTTGGAACTAACACCATTTAGAACAAAGGTTACCACTCCATCACCAGAAGCTGATGTAACACCAATATTGAAAGGACCAACCTGATCTGGAACAGTATCACCAGCAGGAGGTACAGGAGGTGCAGTGTATGCAGAACTACTAACTCCAGCAAAGATCATATATGATGTCTCTTGATACTCTGGTTGTAGATTTGGAGTACCATCTAATCCTAAGTCAACGTCTAGACCAAATGTTACTTGTGTAGCATCTACAGGGGAATATTGAACGTTCCACTGCATCATAGCTGCGGTTGGTTTAATTAAAGCATTACCATTAGAATCATATACACCTGCTGTATTTGGATCACCATCAGCAGGTTGTGAGTCACCAAACCCAGTTCCCGAAGAACTTCCTGAAACATTCCAACCAATCCAGTGTGAGTGTGGTGAACCTGCACCACCTACTGCTGGACATTGAGAACCATCGTGTGAGTTTGGACCTGAACTAGCACCACCTTGAACCTGTGTATCACCGCCACCAGGAGATGTACGGTCAGCAGTAAATGTACCAGCAGGATTAATTGCCCAGAAATTACCGTGACTATGACTTGGCCAGTGAGGCATTGTGTGGTTAGCTAGGAAACCACTGTTAACATCTACGGTTCCATCAGTAAATTGAGTTGAAGACTGTTGTACTCTGGATGTATTGAATACACTCTGTACACTTCCAGTTACAAGTTGTACCCTTGTAGATACGTCTGCTAAAGTTATATTATTCTTACCACCAAAACTTCCACACGTGTTAACTGTACCAGCATCTAATCCTTCTAGTGCTGGACTAGACCCGTCTGGTCTGAGTCTTCCCGTACCAACAACCCGTCTGTCTCTAAGATCTGGTACCTTAAAATCTCCACTAATGTTAGGAAAATCACCACTAGCACTACCTCCGTATGTATTTTGAATAACTTGATACAAACCTAGGTATTCGTTAGGATTAATAGATCTACCATTACACTCCATCCATCCATCAGGAGCATAATATGCACCAGCATCATCCTTTGGCATCATTGAGATGGTGCCTACTTGTACACCTGTCCAATCAGGTGCTGTCTGGGAATAATACTTTGGCATTAGTACTTGACGATGAATTCCATAATCATATATGGAGATGTAACGTGATTTAGATGTTCTCTACTATCAGCAGTTAAACCACAGCTGGCAGTAGAACCTGAGAATGACAAATCTATAGCTGGTTGAGTAAACTCCAACTGATTAGAAGCAGCACCACCACCACAACTGTGAGTGTGGTTTACATCTGCACCAGTGTGATCGATCTCAAAGAAACCAGGAAAGTTAACTCCACCTACACCAATAGACGGACCTTTCCAGAGGTTAACACCATACTTATCAAACTCTGTTAAGTCGGTGTCAAAACCTATACCTGTAATATGTGTCATAGTTGGTGCATTAGCACCTGTCAGACCGTGATCGTGTGCTTCTATCTGAGCAATAGATATGGTAGCAGAAGCATTACCAGATTGATCTATTGTTAGTATTGGGGATCCTGTTGCTGGAGCTTTATACTCCTCAACACGTATCATCCCTGTATAAGAACTGGATGCTGCATTTTGAATTTGTGCTTTGTATCCTATACCAGCACGTTCTACAACACCACCACCACTCATTGCTGGATCGCCAAGATACTGACTACCTGCTGTATTACTAGGTTGTAAATGCTTTGATCCTAAATTAGGAACACAGAATGTGCCACCAGTAAAATTACCGTTAGCATCTAGTGTAGGATTTAATAATGCAGTGCCAGAAAGTCCTGTTGGATATCTACACGCAGGTATTCCACTGCCACCAGCAGAACCTACACCTAAAACTCTTGCAAGATCTGGATAATCTTGTGCTTGATATGTCGTACCATCACATCTCAAATATCCAGCAGGTACACGATTCATCTGCTGACTACTGTTCTGCACTTCTCTAGAAAAAGGTACAATAACTCCTGGTGCAACACCTTGTGCTCCTTTAATTGCTGCGTATACCTTTGCCATTAGAATGCTTTAATGATGTATATTGCTGATTGATATGGAGGATTCATAGCCAGTTGAGAGTTACCTACACCTGGATTATTATTTAGAGCAACAGTACTATTAGTAGAGTCATAGTCCCTAGTATAAGGAGCTATTTGAATACTTCCTCTCTCTACAGTATATTTAACACTTCCGTGACTATGAGCTGATCCACTACCAACTGTATCAAATGGTTTAGGATAGTGACCTATTGCACACGCAGGAGTATTATCACCACCAGACTCACCACTAGGAGTACCAGTTCTCTGGTCATTACAGTTTTGTATAGTATATGTGTGGTTGTGTGCTGGTAAACAATCGTGAGGTAAAGTTCTTGGTTGAATGGTTGCTACTTGTTCCCAGATACATCCACCTGGTCCAGTAGATTGTATAGCTTGTGGAGGTGAAAACGATACAGTTGTGTTTGGTCTATTTAATATAAGCCATTCAGCATTCAATGTAATATTTGTTGTTGTAGATCCACCTGTTGAGGATGCATATGCAGATCCTTTATGAACTGGTACTCTATTTGATCCATTTAAGTTTGGTAAAACAAAAGTAGATGATCCTGAACTACCACCGTAGGTATATCCAATAACGGATACTAGTGCAGGATAATCAGCATCATTATATGTCGTACCATCACAGGCTAGCCAACCCTTTGGCAAATCACCTGTGGTACCAGTCCACGACATTATTGTACCTATAGAGGCATTCTTGAAGCCTCTTATTGACGCTAGATTCTTCATTATAGTTCAATTAGTCTCCAACCGATTGAAGCAGTAAGATAAACAAGACCCAAGCCAGCACCTGGTGTCTGAATAACAAGTTGACCTTGAGAGTCTCCTTGAACAGGAACGACGGTACCACCCTGAGGTGATTGTACAATGATAGACTTATTATAAGTCAATCCATCTGTAGTATCTAGAATACGTATCTCATCTCCTTTCTGAGGAGCAGAAGGTAATGTCAACGTTAATGTAGCAGCACCAAATGTAGTAACATAGTAGTTAGTATTAACTTCTAGAGTAGCGTCTACACCAGTTCCAACCCACTTACGTCCACCTGTAGGTGTAAAGTATCCAGTAACTTGATTGATGTCAATACTACCGTCAGTATTAACCTTGAAGTTATTAGATCCACCATTGTTGATATCAAGTGCACCAGTAGCAGAGGATATATTTCCACCAGCATTGATGTCTCCACCAGCATTGATGTTACCCTCAACTCCAAGACCACCGTCTGCAATTATAACTGCACCAGTATCTTTAGATGATGAGTTAGTGTTACTATGAACTGTTAATGTACCAGAGTTATCTGTATCATTACCAATAACTGTATTACCAGTCTGTGAGTCAATGCTATAAGTTGCATCATCATTGATGTGTGTCTTACCAATTAGGAAGTCATTACCAATAGATAATGCACCATTAGCATCCCAACGTCCAGTAGGATCAGTAAGACTACCAGAACCAACTAGATCAATACGCCCATCCTTATTCATTGTAAGTCTAGGAGTAGTCTGGTTGTATACTGAGAATAGTTCAGCACTATCAAGTTCAATCTTAGTAGAACCTTTAACCCATAGTCTTTGTGCAATGTCAGGTGTAGCAGAACCGATAGAAACCATACTGGTATCAGTCATCTGAATACCACTATTAGCATTACCGATACGTGCAGATCCGTCTGAGAGAGCAACTAACTTAGCAGTTGATGCATCGTCAAAATGATCGTTAGTATAGATGGCATCACCAACTACAATGTTCTGACCGTGTGCAGAGATATAGTTAGAAGAAGCAGCAGTGTTAGCTTGTTGTACATCAATACGTAAATCAGTACCGCTATCTATCTGATACATCTTCATATTACCACCACGGACATACAAGTCCTTGGTAACTGTTAGGTCACCCACCATTTCGTGAGAACCATTACTTAAAGCAGTAAAGGTACCATCAATAGTCAAGTTACCTTGTGCTTGTCCACCACCAACTGATTCAACAGGAGCAGTTCCAGCACCAGATCCACGAATGATAGTGTCACCACCAACCCATAGACCAATATTAGCCAGTGTCTCTGTTGTTTCACCACTGTTAACGTGTACACGTCCTATACCATTACCATCATCATCAAATACACGTAGTGTATGTTGTCCAGTTGGGTTAAGGTTATCACCACCAACCCATAGAGAGTTACGGAAGATACCAGAACCTTCTACATCTAATGTCTGTGTTGGAATAACACTAGCATTAGTAGTACGTACGTTTCTGAGGTTAATACCCAACCTCATATCATTACCAGGATCATTAGCAGTAGAACCACCACCTGTAGTATATGTGGTTAGTGCATCAGCACCAATTACACCCCATTCTCTCCATCCATACTCAGGAGTTTCACCACCTTGATATCCACCAATCTGAGTGTATATCCAACCTAGTGTAGTGTTATAGTTGACGTTAGCAATTCTATGTGCTTCACCAACTGTCTGAGTACCACGAAGTTCAATTGTACCTTCTTGTTTGAAACTTTCTGAAGCAGGTACAACCTTATCTACAGAAGTCTTGATTGCATATTCAAGTCCACTAGTTTCATTACGTGGGTTAATTATCCATTGAGCAAACTTAATACTATTAGGTTTGAACACTGGATTGAATTCCATATCTGTTGTAGTCAGGAATGCATCAACAGATGGGTTACTAATATTACCAACACTCTTAATCTTTAATGCAGGAGGATCATCACTACTATTAGCAAATGGATCTTCTGATAGAGCTATCTCAACAGGTGAGGTAAACTTAGTACCACCAAGAGCAGATATTAGGAAGTCATTTGATAGATTGAACTTAACTTTATTATTAACAGTTAGTGTATCAACCGTGATGTCATTAGTATTCTCTTCCTCATCAACGTTCTCACCAGCTACCCTTAGAATAGAGTCATCAATCTTAGTCTCTTCACCAGAGATAGCATTGATTCTTTGGTTACCAACGAATAGATCACCGTTAGCGTTTAGACCAGAATAGAATACAACACCACCGTCTTGACGTTTTGCCTGAGAGAAGAGGACTTCATCATCAGATAGAACGTATTCCTGTCTAGATGGGAATGCAGTTGAGTAGTTACCTGGACCAAAACCAGTATATTCAAAGGTATGGTTACCAGATCTTGCCTGTGAAGGTCGTCTAAGTTCAACATAGAACCTACGATCAGCAACATCAGTACTATTACCTTCAATACCAATAACTCTGTCTTCACGAGAAGCAACTGCCTTACCTTCCATTGCTCCGAGAGTAACAGGATTAGCAGCACCAGAACCAAATCTACCGATATTTCCTAGGATGCTTTCTGTAGCCTCCCTCGTAATACTATTCTTATTGTCATCAGCAACAACAAGACCGTGAACATAGTTGTCAGCAACAGAGATAGTTGCTGGAGCATCAGCAATAGTAGAACCGTCACCATTAGGGTCGAACCATAGTGGATCATCAGCAAATAATTCAGGATATAGTCTCTCTGTTGGATGACCAAACTTGAATGAGTTAAACTCACTTACAGATGGTGCAAAGTCACCACGTAGAGCAGTTAGATAGTAAATACCATCTTGCTGATTGTAAATTCTCTTACGAAGAGTCTTAACACGATAGATGTAGTAGGTATTTGTAATCTCATCAACATCTTCTACAGATACAACCTTATAATCTTTCTGGTTACCGTCAGTTTCATCCCTAACGAAATCGCCAGGTGTCAGTGTGTATACTGGTGCATTCTGGATAACATACTGTCTACCAAGATCATCATCATAATTCTTAAAGTCATCTCTACCACCATTTGGCTTCTCTGCCAATATACCAGTACCACTACCACTAGCAAGTATAGTACTTGTACCAGCATTGTACTTAATATAAGGTAGTAGTGAGAAGTCACTAGCTACAACAACATATGTGTTTCCACCTTCAGTATACTGTTTATGTACAGTAGGAAGTGTACCACTAATAGGAGCACTACTTGAGAATCCAGACCAAGCAACTGAGTTACCAGTTATAAATCCACCACCAGCAACACTGGTTAGTTTAAATTCTGTAAGTATAGTACCAGATGCTAGTGCAGTACCAGCAGCTATGTTAGTGTTGATAGTATGATCTACAACAGTTAATTCAATTCTATTAATACCTGTTATTGTCTTCTGTCTTGCTGATTCAATTGTAAACTTAATACCAGAGTCAGTTACTAGAGCCTTACTATTACCAGTTAGATATGGATCATAGTTAAAGTCATTCTGAATAGGTAAGTTATTACCAAGACCATCTATAGTAGGAGATCCACCATAGAATGTCGGTAAATCTGAAGTACCATCAAGTGCTTCAAGAACAACTTTCTGAGGTCTTAGTCTTCTATTCTCGTCAGTTCTGATCTTAAGGACATAACCGAGCAATGGTTCCCTGACGTTATCAACCTCCTTGGGGATGACGTAGCGGAGACGATAGATACGGTCATCTTCCCTACGTCTATCGTTGATACGTTTGATGTATGTATTTGAAGTTGAGATAATTTCTTCACTGGTATACTCCGTGAGAGATGAAATTCTTTGATATATTGTGTTAGGTTGTGTACCTGTATTAAGTACATTCATATACCAATGACCACTCCTTAGAGGAGATGCGGTCATTTCTGGGTCATACCTTAGTGGGTGACGACTATTGCAGGAGAAGACAAATATTTCATCTTGACCTACTTGTCCAACAGTACCACTAGATGTGATACTAAACGGAACACCACCACCTTGGATAGCTAGTGCAGCAGACTCTGCAATCTTAAACTTATTAGTATTAGCGTCAGTATTGTCATAGATGACGTAATACATCTTATTCTTATCAAGTCCACCAGGAAGTTGAGATCCAGGCTTAGCACGGAAGAATACAGGTGTTGCTGCTTTAGTTGCAAAACCCTTATCAAATACGTGTGGAGACTCTAGTGTAAACTCATTAGTAGCAGGATCAGCATTAGTGATCTTATACTTGTAAGGTGTTGGGATGACATCAAAGATGTACTGGAACATCTGTATCTGAACACCAGAGTTTAAACCTTCTGGAATGTAGATAGCGTTACCAGCAGCAGCGTCATCTTCAGATGCTGCCAACAAGAATGTGTTTAGATCCTCTGTGGGGAATGTCTGATCTGGTGGTACAGGTTGTGTATGACGACCTGGAGAAATAAGGTAGTATACAGTATTAGGTATCAATCCCTTAGGAAGACGTACCAATTCATCAGCAATAGTATTACTAGTTCTCTTCGGTACTAAACGAACTGGAGTACCTGTATATAAACCGTGTGCTTCAGGACAAGTGAAGATTGTGGTACGATATGTAATCGTTTCACCTTGTGCGTTCTGTTCTGACTGTGATGCAGTAGAAAGAGTTGTTATAGTGAAAGTATCGAAACCACTAGGTGATAGTTCAGCAGACTTCTCTTGTGGACCTGCCTCACCACCAGCGATATCTGGTTCTAATTTAGAGTATATTCTGTCATCACGCTTAGAACCGATCTTATAGTCTTGTAGAATATATGTTGGTGTCTTATCTGGATCCGAAATCTCTTCTGGTTCACCTGATAGGTAAACACGTGTCTGACCAGAAGGTTCTTTAGACGCAATAATATCGATACCGTAGTATGGAGGTTCTGTGGTATCTTCTAAATCAACTGTCTGTGGAGGAACAATATCAGTAATATATCCGTGCTTATCTTGGAAGAATGAATATCCTTTGTATCCAATAGCATCTAGAGCAGTATTACCAAAGTTACTGTTACTGTTGGTAATTGAAATGTCAGCACCAGACTCAATTAGGAAGTGATCTGCGAAACCAACAGCGAAGATCGAAACTGCCTGAATGAAAGCATCATTAGATAGACGAACGTGAGCGTTACGCCATTCATTCTTAAAGTATGCTCTACCATCAGTATGATATGGTGTAGTAGCGAATGAACCAGTAGATAATTCTTCTGGATCTGTTACAGCTACGCCATTCCACGCTGAGTCAAACTGTGCTGTCTCTTCGTTAAACTTAGTAAATGCTCTGTCATCTTTCTGTAGTGATACACCAGTATACTGTGCACAAACCATAGATTTGAATCCAGTAACCTTAGATCCATCAGCGTGCATACCACACAGACCCCAAGTGGATCTGATAGACAGGTTGAACATATATGGTGACGCTGAGTCAACAGTGTCAATCTCTGCCTGTACAATAGCGTTCTCATTCAACCTGTTAGGAGGTAGAGATGCAGTAGTATAGGTAGTACCTGAAATTAGAGAGGTAATACTCTCATTAACACGATAATAGAATAGTGTATTATCAGCAGGGTCTAAACGTGTAATTAGGAATGAACCGTGAAGGTCATTCGTTAGACCAGTGTCATCAATCGTAACAAACTGCCCTACAAAATAACCGTGAGGTGCTTTTGTCTTAATTTTAATTTCTGTCGCATTACCACCAAGTGTCTGAGGTGTAATCGACTCAATAATCTTCTTATCTGATAGAGGACCAACAATTCTGTTTTCTAGGTCAGTCTCCTCAATAGCACCGTCAACGTCAATGTCGGTGACCATATTAACATAGGCATCACCAATCTTATCATAATAAAGAGTTAGATCTTCTGCATCAGCAAAAGTAAAGTTGGTGATCTTATGGTGTGAGAATGTAGGATTGGCCTTATTTCCTGTAGTGTCGAAATATACCTTCTGCTTACCGTCAAATATTGAGAACTGCCAGAAATAGCATCCACCAGTTACATTGAATATAGATGATTCTGGTATAGTATCATCAGTAGGGTTAGGGATATACAAAGGACGGACTTTCGTCTTTCTTAAGTCCATACCCACTAGAGAAGTACCTCTAGGGACAATTACACCACCTGTTAATGGGTTAAACTTGTATAGGTCGTTCTGAGAGTTACCTAAATCAAAGTTAACATTGGTACTAAAATCAGGTATAAGACTGGCACTAGCTACACCTGGTCTGTTATCAATATAATGATCTCCTGGAGACAATACGACTGTGAACTCGTCAAACCTGTCGTTATCTGGTCCTGATTTGTATGAAAAGCGTGAAACTTCAAGAAACGCACGCTGTATACTCTTAAATGGTCGGGTGGGAGAATTACCTCTGTTGTTTACGTCATCAGATGCGTTAAAGTCATCAGGAGAAACGTAGACGAAACGTCCAGTTTTACTGGATATAAGATTCTCTAATCTGGTAAGTGCCATTACCTATAATACTGTATTTGGATATCCTTTGGGTATTTATATTATCTACCAGGTATGTATTGAAGTCCTTTCTGTAAAGTAGGTTCAACTAATGGCAAAACGTCCTTTTCCACCTTTTCTACAATCTGATCGATGATATTAACATCAAGACCTGCAAATGGAGGTATAATACCTAAAATTCTTAGTAATCCGTCTACAAATAGTGCTAAACAGGTAAAACCGAGTATCATAGAGATAATTGTAGCGTCTCGGTTGTGTTTACGCATCGACTCTTCATCAATTGCCCTTGCTTCATCCACAGCAGCCTTGATCAGGTCATCTACTTCTGATTTAGTGTAGAAGGCACCTATTCCAGGTATGTCGTGTATGTTTGGTGTCATTGATGGTACTCGTCCAATATATCGAGAGTTCTGTTTAGGTACTCATTTGCACCTCTACATTCCCACTCTCCTTTTTCTCCAATTTCACATTTGTAGTGTAGCTCTCTTTTAAGTTGCATAAGTTTGGAGGTCATTGCAACTTTGTCTAATCTGCCGTTCATTGTAGGTAATAAGATTAGTTATACTTATTATATTATCAAACAAGGGGGATTTTTGTCTCCCCCTGTGTGTTGAAATTAGAACCAGTCAGATGACCATTCACCTGATTGGTTGCCTTCTGGAGCTGGCGGACCTCCTTCTGTAGGAATGGATGTCGTAGGATAATCACCTGGTTGTTGTTCCATCTTAGGGTTACCACCTAGACGTTGCTGTGCTTCAGTTTCTGTAACCAATTCAACATTAAAGGAGAATGACATATACAATTCACCATTAGGATTCTTGACAATACCAGGTTGCCTTTGAACCATATGTTCCAACTGAGAAGGGAAAATAACAATATCTCCTTCCTCGACTTGTAGAGTCATTTCCTCTTTATAGCATCCATAGCCACATAACTCAGGATCGTAATAATGCTTGTTATAACGAGGTGCCTCGAAAAACATCTTATTAGGATTCATATATGTGGTCGAATTATGAATGTCATTGTCATACTTCATATAATAGACACCAGACAAATGTGAAGGAACGTGATTATGGGGTTCCTGATTTTGTCCAGGACCATATACGTTAAACCACTGTTGTGCGACCAGAAATGCGTGAGGATAAAACTCTGCCATTTTGATAGCTTCTTGAATGTTCTGTGAACAGTCTTGAAGCAAATCACCGTAAGGAATCTCAGGATCCTTACTATGATCTACCATACTTTCATCAAAAAATGTTGTATAGCAATCACAATTCCAAGATGCTGTACCACCAGTATCCCGTGTATTACTATTTGAATTCTGTTCCTTATATCTCCTAGTAAGTATCGGTTCGACTAAATCTTTCCACTTTGCGTGTGTTTGAAGTTTTCCACGATAGACGAACATCGGGAATAATGAAAATAAACCGTATTGGTCTGGTTTATTGGTCTGTTGAGCCATAACGACGAAATCTGGTGATGTATATAGTATAACATAAAAAAACTAAAGGGGGTAAAAACCGCCTGAGTTTTTTTGTCGAGTTTCAGGGAATCGAAACCCGAATTTCCCTCAGATTAGCTATCTGAGAGTGGAGCGTAGACAGTCTCCTCTGACGCTTCGTTGCGACATAGTTCTACGACTCGAAGAAAGGCTTCATAGTCATCGGAACAGTCAATTGTATTGCTCTCACCTTCATCAGAATAAATCCTGACGCAACGTGATTCAACATCTACAACAACTTTGTTCAGATAGTCCTCAGTCATCTCTGACCTTCCCATACGTGTTCACAGTATAGCATAGTTGTCAACTTAATTCAAGAAAACTGTAGCTCCTGCAATAGTTACGTTAGAGGACGCTGTTATAGTAGCATTAACTCCTGCTGCCATTGTAATTGTACCAGCACCTGCTGTATTGACAAGGTTACCTGCTGCTACGTTAGTCACTTTGTTACCTACCGTAACAGTAGTGACATCATTACCTATCATAATCTTTTCATCTCTACCTGTACCACCTGCAACACCTATCATACTTGCATATGCTGCTTTCTGACCAGCCATAACAGGTAGTGGTGGTGCAGATATATTACCCATTACTTTAAGATTCTTTTTACCTGTAATCATCTCATAAGAGTCACCAAGAACATTAGTTACCAAATGACCTTTACTCTTAATGTGGAAGGTACCTCTAGTATCAGTCATAGCAAGAGTTCTCTCACCGTGAATCTCATCAGTAACAGGACCACTAACAGTACTCTTCTTCATATCTGTGTTCTCTTCTATCCTAGGAGTGTCTATAGCTAATTTTGCCTTAGCACCTAGACCTATTGCTTGTCCAGCTTGTAACTCTATGTTCTTATCAGCTACAATCTTTACATTACCTGCTGCACCAATCTTAAAATCTCCCTGAGTGTGTGCATTTATATCTCCATCAACCTTTACGGATGCTTCACCAACGACTTCTATATCAGCGTCTTGACGAATCTTAACCATAGCATCACCCCAGACACTAACCTTCAATTTACCTGCATTTTTATTGTCAGCAGGTACCTTTACTGCACATATTTGAACAGATCCATCGGCATCTAGGAAGATATGATGTCCTTCCTTGTGCTTGATGATCATATATGCGTCATCAACGTGATCACATTCTTGTTTAATATGACCACTACCAGATATTTGAGTCTGGGTGTCAGTAATTGTCGGGTCGTATGCCATTAGGGACAGTCAACATAATTAGCAGGGTCAGCAGCAAGTCCCTGAAGAATAAGATTGGACTCCTCAGCAGGAACACACTGTAAATCAGCGATTGCCCTTGCACCGAATCCATTGCTACCAAAGATTTCTACCTTAGGTACATAAGGATACTGCATATCCTTACGGATCAATTCAATACCAGTAACCCATCCTTGTGCACTTATTGTAGCACGTGCGATGCCAGATACACCATCAACTAGTACTCTAGGTGGTGCAGTATAGAATCCACCAACATTAGTGAGGAATATATTAACTAACTGACAGACAGTGTTGGATGGTCTAGTCTGTCCAGTATATCCAAACCCACCATTGAGAACTCTTACTCGTGACAGATAACCCTGACTGTTAAGAATAGGTTCAACGTAAGCACCATAACCTACGTTACTCTCCAATGTAATGAATGGTTTAGCAATATATCTACGTCCAGATCTCTTAACTTCAATGTCTATGATACCACCAGTATCAGGATTTATGATTGGGAAGTCAAACTCTGGGTCATCATCAACAGTAGGAATATCTGTTTCACCTTCTGCTGGTGTCTCTTGATCCAATGAAATGATAACAGTAGCCTGTGCACCATACTCATCGATAGAGAAGATCAAATTCTCTTGATCCTCTATTGTATTATCTTCTAACACATCGATAACAATCTCTGCTTGATTATTTTCAATGTATAAGTTACCATTAAGAGGTTGTTTAATATCACTCGCAGTTATATTAGTACCAAAGATAGTATATGCTAGTAGTTCTCCTTGATCAAAGTTAGTAGTCGTAATCTGATACTTAATAGAACCACCCTCTCGTACGGATGCTCTGTCTGGTGTGATCGTAACACTTCTACCAGAGGGATCAGCAACCTGTTGTATTGCATCTAGTACTGCAACACCCTTAGTCGTGCTAAGATTATTCAACTCAATATATAATTGTTCTGCTACTTGATTAGTATCCTCTACGATACCATCATCAAGTAACTTGATAGTAACCTGTGCTTTCTTATCATTAATAGTAAAGCTACGTTGTAGATCTGTCTCACCTGTAACCCAACTCTTTACACCATCCTCTATCACATATTCGATATCTCCATATGTAATACCAGTTGATTCTCTTCCAATAGTATAGTTAATTACATCACCATTAGAAACATTCTCTGTCTCTAGTGTGAAGGTAACTTCTGATCCTTCATACACTACCTCTTTATCACTAGTCAAATAGTATACAGGATTAGTTGTTGATATATTAGGTGCAGATGATACCAAACCAACGTCAGGTACAGTTAGTGTTGGGATATCTTTAATAGCGAGAGGATCCTTGATCCATATACGTGCTACATCTTTGAGTACTTTACCACAACCATCGTGTTGTATCTTCATAAAGAAGTACTTAGATCCATCACGTACTCCATTGTTTAAAGTCTTAACTTCAATTATCTTTTCTGTCTCTCCAATACCAAATCCTATGTAACCGTTGGTAGGACAATAAGTTTCAGTAGCCTTAGCAGTTCCATCCTGTGTCCTATAGGTAAAGGAACTAGTAGTTGATGTATCACCTCCTCTAACGACCTTAACGTACGCAGGATCTCCTTCGTGTACCGCTTCAGTCTCAGGGATATCTAATACTTTAAATGTTCTTGCATTACATATTGCTTTAGCAATGTCTTCGTAATCTATACCATTAATATCTCCATCAACAACATCCCCTCCATCACCTCCAGCACTACCACTATCGGGCACTGTTGGACCCCAGATACCAACCTCAGTCTTGGGTTCTGGATCTGTGGTAGCATCACCACAATAAGAATCAATCGGGAGATGATTACCTTCTTCTAAATCTGCTAGTAATTCATCAAGAGTATTGAACCCACCCTTTAATCCTTCGTAACTACCTCTCTTTGAATCCTTTTTCTTAGGGTTAGCACACTTCTTCTTACCACTACAAGAGATGCCTAGCATCTTCATAATACCTGCTAGTCCACCACCGATCACATCTAAAGCACCACCAATAGCTCCAAGTACTTTACCTATGCCACCGAATAAACTATTGATCATCCCTGTTATCTCATTAAGGATGTTACCAAAGATAGAATCAGTGAACCTCTTGACTTGACACATAGACCAGTTGACTATGTTACCAACATATCCCATCAAGATATTCTCTGCGAACTTCTCCATCCTTCCACTGATATCCATAATAGAACAACCAATGCGTTCTAGCATTTGATTGAACCACTCAGTAACAGGTGACAGTATGCCAGGTAAAGGAGCAAGGATCGCTTTCATCAGTGCTTTCACTGCCTTACGTAGCATTGCCATCATCTCACCAGCAATACGAGTCAGTGCAGCAGCAATAATCTTCTTTACTCTAGTAATATATCCTTGAGCAACAGACTGAAGGTCAAATACTCTGCGACTAAACTTACTAACATAATATGATCCTATGTTACCGTTAGTATGTTGTAGTGTAGCAAAGAACTCTGCCAATACATTCTCTACTGCTGAAGATGGATTCTCTGGGCAATCAACTGAAGCACGTGTAACTGTAAACGTACCTTGAGGGTTAGCAACTGATGCCTCCTCCCTTAAACCGTTACCACTATCAGAGGATTGTTCTGTGCCTAATCGACCAAGAGGTAGAACACCTCCATTAACACAGGGGGTATCAGATGGTACGTGGTTTGCAGGATCAGGAATGTTTCCTTCTTCTTCATTCGTAATGACTGTACCTTCTAAAGGTTTAACTTCAGATCCTGTAGAGTCAGGTTTCTCATCAGTTGCACAAGCAATACCAGCCTGTCCAACACCAACAACCATACCTTTAGTAGTATCACCGCCAATGAATTTAACGATTACTAGATTGCCTTTCTTAAGGTTATGAGAAGAAGCTTGTGTAAAAACCCCACCCGAATGGGTGATAGGCATCATCACAGAAAACCAAGGTAGGTCTTCTGTGGGTGGTACACCTACTCTATTCTCCCCTTCACCCTCGTACTCGTGCACACCAACGACACGCACCTTGACCCGTTGAGATTTCTTCGGGTCTGCGGTGTCTTCGACGTATCCTTCATAGAGATCGAAAGATTCTTTAGCAGTGGTTTTAATCGTCATATATTAGACACTCTGGTTCATCTGGATGCATCTCACAGAATAGTTCGATGGCATTGGGATCGTGATGATCACCTGCTACTATCTCATCGTGGTGATGCTCTTCGTACACTTCTAGTTCGTGCAACTCTTCTTTAATATGCCTACGTGCAGCAGGACTTGTTTGGGGATCATCGAGGATCTCCTTATCCTTTTGGATGTGTTCTTCTATAGTGTTCATAGAGTTTACCGTCCGTTAAACTTATTTAGTTCCTATTGTAGTGACTTCTACGTCAGTTTGTCCACTCTTGTCAGTAGAATCATACGAATCTAACTCTTGCTTGAGTCTTTCAAGCACCATAGCAAGTTGTCCATACAACTTGACTCTCATATCTACATCCTCTTCTGTCTTGATCTTATCAAGGATCTTATAAGCACCTTGAGTTAACTCAGGAGGATAGTTGTCTAGAAAAGATGTGTCCATTAGCAGTTTTTGTTTAGTGTATCTCTAACGAGGGTTAATGCGGAATAACATTCCTTTTTTGGTACCATAGAATAGTACTGCCTCATCTTATAGATGAGGTAATGTCCACTCAGTTCCTTATCATAGCTATCGACATCTGTCTTAGCATCAGGTCGTGAGTCACGAAGATAAATTTTAACTTTATCACCTGCGTGTAAGTACTGGTTGCCAGGTATCGTCATATTACTCGTAGACATTAACATTGTAGCATACCTAGCGTGATATTGCACGATTGTTTCTTCATCCCAATCTTGGAAGGTAGCAGACTGAGTTTTCTCACCTTCATCAGTTTCACCTGCTCCTATCTGACCTGGCTTTGCTGGATCTTTATCGTCGTGGAACTTTTCGTGTGATATCTCAAGCATAAATGTCTTAGCTGGAGTCTCACTATCCATAAATTCTTCAACTATCTCAGATGATTCCCAAGGATCAGTACCAGGAGTCCTTGCAATATGACCCCAACCATCCCAATAGTCTCTAAGATCCCAAGATCTCTTAGAATACTTCTTACTATCTAGATTATAAAGAATAACTTTAGCTTTAAAGACTCCATCATCACACATCTTCTTACAATTACCTCTCTTACTAACCTCAAAGTTACTAATGATTAATTGTGCTGGAATATCTACTGTTGATGCGTTGTTACTTTCATAATACTCATACTCTGCATCCTCACCACCGTGATCTCCTCCAACAGAGAGGAGACTATCGATAGATTTGAAATGTAAATTATAAGTATCTTTATTACCTATGATACCTTTCTTAGTACCCCATAAAAAATATCCAGCAGTGTTAGCAGTCTTACCAGACGCAGGTATAGATCCAGTACATATATTATGAACAATATCAGTGACTTTCTTCTTCCCTTTCATAAACTTGAAATTATTAAATGGTTCGTTACCATCAGTTACTATAGGAAGTGCCTCGGTTTTACCCTTCGCATCATCAAAAACTTTAGTTAATATTTGCTTGGCAGTACCCTGAAGAGCCTTCTGATAATTATATGTACTAGGTCTAATAGAATGAGGTGTTATCAAATGCAATGAGTATATCTTAGCACCATCAACAGTCTTAGTCTCAACCTGTTCAACATCAAATACGTGCACCCACTCATCATCATCAGTGTGTGCTGTAGTCATTAAATTAATTTCAATCTTATCTCCATCCTTACAGTTCATTTCAGTCTTGTTATCACTGAACACAATGGTTGCTGTAGGATTGAGATTCTCTAAACTCTCATAGTAACTAAAGTTTATAAGACCAGCAGTAATCTCATAGGTCTTATTCTTTTTATGTGTTAGTGTAGCCTTATTAAGCTGCCAATCAACAGCACCTTTGTTCTCTGTATCAGCCATACTTATGCGTGTGTGAAGACCAATCCACCGTCAGTCACGGGGGAAGCAGTATCAAGTACAAATCCACGTGCAACAGGAACGTCAGTGTTACCACCATTACCTGTAGTATCAGTAGTACCACCATTTGTTACAGTACCTGTACCAGTTCCTGATCCATTAGATAATTGGTTGGCTAGCAACTCAGTTGAGTCCGTACCTGCGGTGATCTGTTGACCATTGTTAGTAGTAGTGGTGCCAGATACATTTGTAAGATTGTCACCAGAGGTACTAGTACTGGTAGTAATGTTACTAGCAGCCTTAACAAATGGATCATTCAACCCATACCCAAAGTCTCTTGGGTCTTTAAGACTTGTACCACCACGTCCTACGTGTGCCTCAACACTACCAACCTCCCAATGTAAGTGTGGTGCACTAGAAGTACCTGTATTACCTAGATTACCTACAAATTCTCCAGCAGGGAACATCTTACCAACTCCCAGTGGAGATTTGGTTTGCATATGACCATACAAATGAGTAAGGTTATCATCCTGAGTAGTAAAGGTAACGTAGTTACCATACCCTGAATCAAAACCATTACTAGTAATCTTAGCCTTATCAGGTAGGTACATAGGTTGTCCACCTATGTCACCCTTGAATCCTATGTCTATACCGTTATGATTAGGTCTGTGTTCTGTCCTAAACCCAGACGTAAGTACAGGTGAAATTTGGGATGCACTAATGGTACCATCACCACCATATCCACCACCCATACCATAAGCACCACCACCTTGACCAGTTGCTTCTTCACGTTCTTCATTACCTTTTTCAGTTGGGAACGCAGTGTTAGTATTGTCAACGAAATTACTAATGTTACCTATAATATCACCACTCGCCATCTCACCTAGATTATTCTTCATCGCCTTCATCTGCTTGGCTCCAGGTACCCAATCAGGTACCCAATCTATTATCTTACCTACCAGACTCATCATACCTTTCACTACAGTTACTATAGCCTCAACTACTTTACCTATAATCTGTACTACCCATTGAATAGTCTTGAATACCATCTGTAGTACTGGTACCAAAGCTTTAATCAATATCTTAGCAATGATACCAATAATTCTACCAATATTAATTAGTGCTGTAATGAATCCACCTTTACCACCTTCTCCTCCAACACCAAAGGACTCAGCCATACCATTCAATGCATTACCTATACCCTCAGTCATTTCATTCCAAGTATTCATCACAGGTCTGAAGGTCTCACCCCAATCAAATCCTTTAAAGACAGAACCAATACCCTCACCTAAGAACTTACCTAGGTTCTCACCTAACCAAGCACCAAGTGCAGCACCAATAGGACCAGCAACGGCGAAACCAAGTACAGTACCAGCACCAGCACCTATACCAGCACCAGCAGACCTACTAATGATCTTGTTCTTATCCTTTTGAAGAGTACCAGATCTTAAACCTTCTACAACTTGTTCCTTAGACATATTATTTTCTTCCATCAAGCGAGCGATCTCTTCATCATTCGCTTCCATTGCACCAAAGCCAGCACTAAGAAGTGATCCTAGTATAGGTACCCTACCCAGTCCAGCTCTAGCATTCTTTACCATACCACCAGCTTTTGTCAATAGATTACCACCACCAGTAGTAACACCACTAAGAGCACCTGGTATACCCTTAATCATATTACCTAGTCCTGTCAAACCCTTAGCAGAGAAGTTCTTCAAGGCAGGACCAATTCCTTTCAAGAAATTTCCAAAAGAAGTTAGACCCTTAGTAAAAAACTGTGTAATAGTATTAAGATTGATACTCTTGATCGACTTGAGCAAATTGTTCATCGACTTGAGTATACCTTGGATGGCAGTAGAAGCCTTACCAGGTAATCCCTTTAATAGTTCTGGAACTCCTTGAATTGTTGCTCTTATATTCTGACCCGACCGTTGAGCAGGGTTACTAGCTAGTCGTAACTGTTCTGCTAGGTTGAACTTACCCATCCTAGGCAGTCCAGAAGTACCCTCAAGTAATGACTTGTTAGTTAGTTGTGCTGGTGATAATTGACCTGTTAATCCACCCCAAAAATTACTAGTATTAGTTGCTCCCGTACTGATAAAATTCTTTGCGTTAGTTAAACCTGCTTGAGCTCTGAATCCAAATGGTAATTTAGGACCAACAAATGGTGTGCCTAAACGTTGTCCAGCATTTACTACATCATCACCAAAGTTTCTAATTAACTGACCACCTCTAGATCTAGTTGCATCAAAGCCCTTTCTACCCCACTGTCCTTGTCTCCATACATTAGTCTTATTCCAGTCTTGCTTCCACATCTGGTTGAAACCCATCACCCCCTGACGAGTATCAAGCTCACTAAAATTAGGTCTTGAACTTAGTACCTGATTAGAGAGTCTCCTAAGTATCTCAGGACCAAACAATAAACCTAACAGTCCTAAGTTTCTTAGGTTAACTGCTGGTAAATTAAACCTACCACTACCACCAGCACTACCACCACGTCTCTGACCTAAATTAAATCCTCCTTGCTCTTCAATCTTATTCTCTTGGTCCTGCATCTTACGCAGGCTTATCATCTTCTTCTCTAATATAAGACGTGAAGAATCAAGTTTTAATTGTTCCCGTTGAGTCCTAACCAAATCACTAAGCAAACTGTTAGTGATCATATGCTGTTTCAATTGAGCAGCAGCAATCGACCCGTCGCCACCGCCACCAAAGATTGCGGCTTTGATACGACTGGAGTCTCCAGATCCACCAAAAGTTTTAGTTATGTCAGCCATTAGATTGGTTCTGCTGTCTTAATTTTTCCTCTTCAAGATGTTGTAATAATAATGTCACATATATCTCTCGCTCCCAAGGAAGTAGATTCTCTAGTTCTGTTAGAGAATACTTATGATGTTGCATAAGAGAGAAGTTAGTCCTGAAATAGTTTTCAAGACTGTTATACGACATCACGAGCCGAAAAAAGCGGCTAGTCCCTCAATAGTGTACTCGTTATCAACGCCAGTGTTAGGGTTCTTCACAGTAAGAGTGTGAGATAACTTAGGCATATTGGCAAAGAATTTCTGTAGGTTTTCAAATTGTTTAGATGTTAAACTATCTAGGAACCCACTAAGTTCTTTCTTACTTGCGTCAGAAGCCTCGTGTACTGTTTCACCTTCAATAATCTGATCGATACACTGTGCGATCACCTCAAATGCCTCTTCAGGTTTGGGATTTGTTGAAAAGTTATTCTTGACAAAGGTATCTAGTTGAGGATACTTCATCTTGACAGTGATAGTGTCAGTAATCTTTACCATATCACTGATGCCTTCAGGTTTAACAACCTTCACGTCATCTAAGTCAATGGATACATCAACTACTGTTTCATTGTCATCAGTACAAGTAATCTTAAGATCTAGTTGCTCACTAACAGATTTACCACGGATTTGTAGGAATAAAAATTCCAAATCAAACATAGGTATATTTCTGACTTTTAATCTACTCTGAATACAATTAGTAAGAAGAGTACATACAGCATCAGTAATCTGTTTCTCATCCTCTGACTCCATAGCCATCAACAGTACCTTCTCTTCTTTAACTAAGAAGGGACGGAACTTAATTGTCTGACCAGTAGAAGGAAGTTCAGTGGTATAAATCGGCACCTCAATTTTTGGTAAAGGCATAGTATGTTCAGTTCAGTATCTTTATTTAGACGGGATGTCGGGAAGCATTCTTAGCACAGTAAATCACAGTCCTACCACTCCTAGGTTCCTTACCTAAGACCAGACCAGCATTTATATGATCACGATTAGCATCAAAGTTCCCATTATATATCCCATTCAATACTTTTTGTGTCTCATCATCGAACTCTAAGTTGCCACCTATCTTCTTACGAAATGGTTTGGAATATAATTTAACAGCATTCTTAGATGGATAGAAGGGTAACTTGAACCCCAACATACCATCCACAGCTAGTGCTTCTTCTATTGTCTTCCAGTTAGTACCATTAATATCATTAAGAGTCTCTAGTACCTCAGTAGTTCCAATGAAATACGTTACCATTAGAGCACGAGTCACCATACCAGCAGTAAATCTATCTGCTGCTTGAATGTTGATATAATAATCATCATCTTCTATGACATCTATAAAGACCTTAGAGCTAGGTTTTATAGGAATGTTGAGATGATCTGCTACTTTCTTTAAGTTGCTACCGTAATCTGGTTCATCATTTCTCCAGTTAGATGTACGGTCACCGAAATACTGATGAGTTACCTTATCACCAGTGTATTTGTGAAGGCAGTTCCTCTCTCTGTTTATGAAATATAATTTACACTTGTAAGTATCAGGTTCATATTGAACAACAAAAAGATCTAGACCAGACGTAAGAGATTCCTTCTTAACGCTAGCTAGATCCAAACAGTAGTCAAGATTAAACATAAAAAATCTAAAGGGTCAAAAAATTTGCCGAGTTTTTTTTCCAGTTTTTTTAGAATATGCTATTGAATGTGTCAGTAAATTCTGAGAATGCATCCTTAACATTATCTATCGCACCTTCAAAGGAAGTGGGTGCTTTGTTTGAACTCTTAATGTTATTGGTGGTACTCAGGAGATTCTTTCTAGCATCTTCATACTGCACCTCAAACCTTTCGTAGTGGAAGTTAACAGTAGCAGTCATCAAGGTTCCTGTTCCAGCATCCAATGGTACTGCATCAATAGAGTATGGATAAGCGTGGGTAAAGAAGTACCTCATACTTCTACCTTGCTCATTATATCTTGGACCAGGTTCAAACTTATCTACTATGATTGTCCTCATATAATCGTCAGGATATGACATACGAGTGAAACGATTTCTATTACGCTGAGGGTAATGAGTCATCTCATTCGGAATCCTTTCCTTCTGATCAAACATACTCTTCTCTTGAAATATTCTATCAAACCAAGAGTTCATTACTTTGAACGCAGTCATATTTGCATCGCAAATAAAACTGAGACCTAGATCACCATACATTTTCATCGTAGGAAATTTATACGATGATCCTGTGTAGTAACCATTTACTTGAGACGTAGCAGCAGTAACACTAGGTAATGATGCGTTGTTACAAAGAACCTCCAGTGTACTTCGATCGAAATTAACTGGGAAGTCACTGCTAAAGATTCCTCCTGTTAGATCAGGGAAAACAACACGAAACTGGTTGGACTTTGCAATCCCACCACCCCGTACTAGTTTCTCCTGTACCTTTGAATAAAGATTTGCCATCTAAATAGGCTAAAGGAATACATCTTATTTATGTACAAGCAAGGCGTATATATTCCGAAGAACGTCCACAAGTACCGTGGAGATCACAGAAATATATTCTTTCGCTCCTCTTGGGAGCAGAAATTTATGAAGTACTGTGATACACACCCCTACATTCTGGAGTGGGGAAGTGAGGAGATATGGATACCATACAAGAATCCTTTAACCAATAGAGTTAGTCGGTACTACCCTGACTTCTATATAAAAGTGAAGGATAAAGAAGGTAGGTTAAAGAAATATATTATTGAGATCAAACCGATCAAACAAACCAAACCTCCAGACAAATCTAAGTCTAAGAAACGATACCTCTTTGAAGCACACACTTATGCTAAGAACCAAGCGAAGTGGGACGCAGCTAAGAAGTATTGTAGAAAAAGACAAGCAGAATTTTTAGTCTTCACAGAGAAAGAACTTGGACTCCGTTTTTGAAAAACTAGAAGCAGCACAGGATGGTCAAGATAGACCAGAGACTTGGTGGAAGAAGGCAGCTTCTATAGCATTGCGTTCTAGTTTCAGCGAGACAACTAAAGAACAGATCATAGTGAGAGAGCAATCAAATACTGACGATGGTAATGGTGTCAGGTTTACACCACGAGTAGGTACTATGGTACTGTTTGAGTACGATGCCAAGGCAACTAAAAAATACCTACCCTTCTACGACCAGTTACCAGTAGGTATAATATTAAGTAGAAAGAGAGATCATTTTTATATGGCTAACCTACATTATGTCAGTCCCAAGAAGAGATTGAAGACACTTGCTGCTCTATTGAAGGGTAAGATAGATGTACCTAGAAAAGTTATCCATAAATACAAACGTGAAGATGTAGAAAATGGTCTCTACATAGAAATTGCTGAGACTGACTGGGATTCTGCAATCTATATGCCTCTCGAAAGATTTGTAAAGTTTCAAGGGAATATAGAGCTACCTATCAGTTCCAAATCGGTATGGTTTAAGAATGATCCTGCGACAAAATTTAGGTTCCGTGCCAAACGTAAGATTCAATGAATTTATCAGAGATACTATCATCCAGTAACGCATCGTTAAGGTTTCCACTCGACAAAGTAGAAACTGCTGATGATTATATGATGTTCACTGTCTACAAATACAGTCCTCCATTTAGAAAGGCAAAGTGTTTGGGAGATAATAGTGGTAACAATTATGGTGGTAATTATTCTGAGTATGACATAACTGGACTAGGTGGTGGTGAATTTGATTCTTCTACCTACAAAAAGATAGTCCTCTATATGCCAGAGGATATAGGACAAAGTGCTAGTAGAAATTGGAATGAAGCAAGTGTAGGACCACTTGCACTAGCTGGAATGAGAGCAGCAGGTTCAATGATAGGAGGTGGAGGTTCAGGTCAGTTCTGGACTGGTGCACAGGAAGCAATGAATGAAGTAACGAGTGACACATCTATACTTCCAGCATTATTAAGAGGTGTTGCTGCAAATGCAGTAGCCAAGAGTACTAATTTAAGTGAAGGTCAAATCACTGGTGGTTTGATAGGTCAGGTAGTTAACCCTAACTTAGAAGTATTCTTTAGTAAAGTAGGACTAAGATCCTTCCAGTTCAGATGGACTCTAGTACCTAGGAACGAAAGAGAATCAAGGATCATTAAAGAAATGATCTGGCAGTTCAAGAAAGCATCCGCACCAGAGTTATCTCAAGGTGGATGGTTCACAACAGTACCACACGTCTTTAAGATACAATACAAAACTGGTAGTCAAGACAACCACTGGTTAAATAAGATGAAAGCGTGTGCTCTCACAAATATAAATGTTAACTACACTGCTGCTGGTTCTTATTCAACACTAGAGGACGGAGCACCTACTGCTGTGGGTTTACAAATGAACTTCCAAGAACTAAAAGCAATCATCAGTGAAGACTATGGTGATTCATTCAGCTACACCGAACAGTATTACTAATGGCATATTTCGAGACCCTACCTAACATATCTCTAGCTATTAGACCCATCAAGTTCCCGTGGTCTGAGCAACAGTACGTTACGGCAAAGAATATATTCAGAAGATTTAAAATATCTGATGCAGCATTAGATAGTCTAGTATACTACAAACAATATACTATAACAGATGCTGACCGTCCAGATCTAATCTCTCAAAAAGTTTACGGAAGTTCTGCTTACGACTGGGTTATCTTACTATCAAATAATATAATCAATCCATACTTTGACTGGCCAATGCCTACTCCTGTGTTACAGGACTATATTAATAAAAAATATGAAAGACCATTTGATGTCAAGCACTACGAAACTAATGAAGTAAAGAACACTGCTGGTGATGTAGTATTACCTGCGGGTCAGTTAGTTGGTGAGGATTTTTACAAAGCACCATACTGGACAGAGTATAATGATCCTATGGATGGTGACGCACCAAAACCTGAGAGTGCTATTGAAGTAGAGATACAAAGGAAGTTAGTAGTAGAAGAAGTTACTGTATTAAATGGTGGTAGAGGATATGAATTCCCTCCCAACCTATTAGTAGAAGGTCCACAAACAAGTAACGGTGACTTCCCAACAGTAAGTGCAACTGTTACACCAGTGATGAGTGCAACAGGATACCTTAAGAGATTTGATATTCAAAGTGGTGGTGAAGCATACACATATCCACCTGACGTTACACTAACTGGTGGTATGGCAGGTGAAACTGCTACAGCTATCATTGATAAAGATGTAAACTCAATGACATATGGTCAGGTCATAGACATACGTCTTGATGGTACATCTTACGACACAACGGACGCATCTAACATCCACGAGTTCGGTGATGGTGCAACTATTGCACCGAATGGTTCTGGTGTTGGTCCGTCGGGTGGTTTTGATGTGGGCAGCACTCACCTAAGATTAGGTGATAGTTGGGGTGAGAGAAGTGTAGTCATCAACAAAGTTGATATGACTAATTACAATACTGTTCGGGTGTATGCTATCCGTGGTAATGGTAGTAATGGTGGTGAAACACCAGACATTCCAGGTGTAGAAGAACTTCGTTTAAGATATCAGATCACAACTGATACAGATCCAGATCACAGTGCTTGGATTACATTGGGTGTTGTTATTGAAGCTGTTCCTAACGGTACAGGTTCAGGTAACCTAGAACCATACGACTTTGAGATACCTGAGAACCTTAAGGTTCCTAATGTATTCTTCCAGTTGTATCAACCAGGAAATAGTGGTCCTCCTTACGATCACTTTGGTTTCACAAGTATTAACTTCATTGATACCTCAAAAGTATATGGTGCTAGTGGTATTACCTTTACTAACAATGTAAATGATAGCACTGGTGGTGGTGCAGTAGCTACTGTAGTACGTGGTCTTAGTATCGACTCTGTTACTGTTAACAATCAGGGATCGTATGGGTCTATTAGGTATCTTTATATGGCAGGTCAAAGTGGTACTACAGATACGCCAGATACACACGCAACTTTTAGCATACCAGTAGTCGAAAGTAGTACCACTTTTGCAGTAGGGGAAGCAGTAACGTTTACCAATGGAGCAGCAGGAGAAGTAACTAGCTACAACGGTACCACTATGGGTATCAAATTAACTTCTTGGGATAGCAACAATCCAGTGACAAATGATATGTTATTGTCTGGGTTTGATACTAGTGCTCAAGCTACAGTTACTAACTTCAATGCTTCTACATTTACAGAACCAACGTGGATGGATAAAGATGGCAACAAGTTTAGATATAAACTGAACAGACTAATGACTAATACATCAGGTTGGGAGAAATTAATTAGAGATAGTTTTAGATACAGAGATCCAACTGGATCACTAGTCACACTTCAAGGTGCATCAATAGTAGATCCTATTACTCACCACGAGTTCGAGACAAGAGCAAATGATAAGAAGAGAAGTATATACATCTTACGTACGAGATATCTGCGTCAGTTTATAGAAGAGATGAAAGAACAACTTCCATATAAAAAGGCTACTGATACTATTAGTAGGACACTCAAGAGATCAGCAATATAAAAAACCTTATAGACAAAAAAATACCCCGAATTTTTTTCGGGGTATCGTGTAATATACAAACTAAATTACTCTTCCTCTGCCAGTCTAGCAAAGTATGACAGTTGATCGTCACTACTTTCTGATCTAGTTGCTGGAGTAGGAGTCGATGCTGCAACTGCTGCAACAGGTTCGTACTCTTCATCATCTACTGTTGGTACAGCAGCACGTTTGTTAGTACCAAGTACTTCATTCAACCTAGTCTGCAACTCTTCATAAGTTTTAAACTGGTCTTCATTAGTAAAGGCAGTTAACGAATGCTCTTCTTTCCAGATGGCTTCAAGTTTAGCATCATCTGTATCAAGAGCACTAACACTATCAAACTCAGACTTGTCATAGTTCCAGAAACCTGCTACCTTACAAATTTTTAACTTGAAGTTAGCACCTTCCCATAGATCAAAAGGATTGATTGGTGTCTCATCCTCAAACTCAGGCTGCATTGCAGCAGTGATCTTATCATAGATCTTCTTACCGAATTTGTATAAGAATACCTTACCCTCATTCTCAGGGTGTGCAGGATCACGAACGACTTGGATGTTAGTGTAGTAAGATAGCTTACGCTTCTGCTTACGTGCTATGTCCTTGTCGGAATCGATACCAGAGTTCCACAACTTGCGATTGACTTCACCTACTGGATCTTTCTTGTTCACTGTGGTCAAGGAGTTTTCGATGTACCATCCTCCTGGACCTTGAAATGCGTGGGAGTATACCTTTGCCCACGGTAGGTCTTCACCATCTGGTGCTGGTAGGAAACGAATTACTGCGTAACCGTTACCAGACTTATCGAGTTCTGGTTTCCAGAATCTCTCGTCTGCACCTGGACCTTGCTTGTTTAACTTCTCTGCTTCTTTTACTAGACTCTCTAGTGATGAACCAGAACGCTTCTTAAGTGTCGAAAATGACATTAGATTTAGTTAGATTAATTGGATTAGATTTAAAAGGGAGGACAAGTCCTCCCTAGTATTTAGGCTAGTTGAACTGCCTGTTTGGGACATAAATTAATGAATTTATATCCTCATTTTCGGTGTCCTGTGGAAGGAACCTGTGCTTTGAATCAGGGTGATTCCAAGGGAAGAAAGCACGATGCTTACTTCCTAGACTTGATATGTTTATCAGTCTAGTCTCAAGACTCTGCAAGTGCGTAGAGAAGAAAGAAAGTCTCTTACTCTCTAGTGATGCTTTACCCTGAGGTATAGGCAAACTAATGAGGAAGTGTACTGGCTTGTCCTCTTCTTGTGCACGCTCTGCCAAGGATAGAATAGATGCTATCCGTGGTTCAAAGTGCTGCACTTGAACGTAGAGACATAACTCATCATCATTGTTATAGAATGAATCAAACCATTCTAAATCAGGACGAGATTCCACGTAGATGTTAACCGTATGCTGATTGTAAGTTCTGTATCTTACACCATCAGTAACACCATTCTTATAGGTGTACTCAGCATATATTTTACTAGCGATCTTGTCGTGATAGTAAGAAGTTAGATGAGCACCTAACTCCGAAACAAGATCTTTAATACCATCAAAGGTATAGATCCTTTCAAGGTTAACAATTTGTCTCGCTGCTGACTCAACGTCATCGGGAGAGGTATTAGTGTGAAATACTTCGACACGATTGTTAGACTTGGTAGCAAATTTAATCTTTGCTGCCTCGTTGTCAAATCGTACCCCTTGCATCATCCAACCTGGTATGGCTAGGTAGCGAGGGTCAGAAGCACCACGTCTATGTTCACCGTTGACAGTTTCACCTGTTTCAACGTCATAGTATACAAAAGAACCGATCTTAGGATCAATTCCTTTGGTTTCAATTTCTCTTACGAGATCTAGAACACGTGAGGCACTGAACTTATAACGACCTGGATTCTTCCAACTGTTAGGAGATTCCTCCCACAGTCTCATCTTAGGATCACCTACCAAATGCACACCAGGTGTGAAGTAAGTGGACGCAAGATATGTCCAGTTGTCAGGGTCACAGTACTCAGTCTTCCAGTAGTCACATAGGAAATCTTCCTGTGACTGGGGAATCCCTAAGGATTGTGCGATTGTCATCGTAGAAATAAATTATCAGGTAACGACAAACTAATTATAATACTCTTCTCCCAAGTTGTCAAGTAATTGCTTTCGGATCTCCCAAGTTTGTCCTGAAGTGCTACCAAGACAGGGGTTGATGCAATCCTTATCGAAGTGGGTATTGCATACCAAACCTGCTAGGTCGTGGGGATCACCGACCTTACCAGTCTTCCAGTAGTGTTGTCCATCTATCCACGTTGCACCACATACTGTACAAACCCTCATCACATCTCCGCTACCGTTTTCTTTAGTGCTACGATCATTGTATCAATATTATTAAAGACCTCAGATACACTCACGTTGTCAGGGATACCGACAGCACTCATAACCTTACGAACATCACTAGCCATCTGTTTTGCAACAGGGTCATCCTTCTTACACAATTCTACACGTGCCCAAAGAACTCTCTGTTTCTTTAGAAGTGTCTCTACTATATCAATGTACTCTTCCTTCTCTTCAGCATCAAGTTCTGGAAATGCCATCGTCATTTGTGCTAGACGATCTTGCAATCCATTAATGTATTTAATTTCTTGTTGAACAAATTCAGAATCTTGGAAGCTCATATCAAAAAGTTAGTTTAGCACGGGAGGTTCTTTTCATAAAGTTCAGACGCTGTGCATCGAACTTAAGTTTCTCTTTAAGTGGTTTAGAAACTAGTTTATTAATAGTATCTAACTCAATACCATTTGTTTCACAGAAGTGAATGATAGCATCGATATAATTCATATCGTTGTTATCAGCAACTAGTTTTTCAATCTCGCCAGCAAATTTTGTAGCAGTCATAAATTTAGATTCAATTTCATCAGGTGGCTGTGGCATAATTCATTCCATATTCTTCGATGGCCGCTTTAAGATTATGATAATGAGTTCTTTTGTCAGTAGTCTTAACTAACTGACACTCACCATCTTCACAAGCAACAAGAACAGCGAACTGTTCTACCTCGATACCATATATTTCATAGAACATATAGCCATAGGCACACATCTGAGTGAAGTATCCATCCAGAATGTTCTGTCTCTTAGGTGACTTTGATGTCTTGAAATCAATGACGGATAGTACTCCATCAAGTTCAGCAATAATGTCAACCTGACCTGCGATCTTTAAAGTGTGAGACCATAACATAGACTCGACTAGTCTAGGTCTATCTATTCTATCTATAACAGACTGTGAAGTGCGAAACATCTGTACAGGTAGAGGAGAATCTTTATGATTCTCTAGGTCTAACCTATTCATAATGTAATCTTCACAGATAGCGTGAAAGTTGGTACCTCTGGTACAAGATCGCTTAGTGACACGATCTGCTTCCTCTTTACCAACTTTCTTACGCCACTTGTTAATGATGGCTTTCTTTTTCTTTTGATTAGATAGTACTGTAGTGACTGAAGGATAATGTTCATCCTCCACAGCGTAAAGGCGTTTGCCTTCCACCATTTGTCTCTTCAAGTTTACCGATTCAATTAGTTCAGAATGATCAAATGTTTTCATCATAACCTTGGTTGATCTTGGAGACCAGATACGATCTAACCAGACCAGACCTCACGATATCCTCAAGACCGAATTCAACCTTGCTGAATTCAGGCATACCATTAAGGATCTGCATAAAATCTAGAATGCCAGTGCGTTCTGTGACCTTAAGTAGGTCAGACTGGCTAGCGTCACCAGCAAAGAAAATCTTGCTGTTCTCACCAACCCTTGTCATTATACTATCTAACTCGTGAAAATTCAAGTTCTCGAATTCATCCACGATTATAATAGCATTATCAAGAGTCGTACCCCGTAGAAAAGAAGTAGACCAAAAACTAATCGTCTCCTGTCTTTGGAGGTCATCGTAAAGCGAGTCAAATTCTTTGTCCGTATACATTGAGAACATATGCTTGACCATATTCCTGTAAGGAATCTGATACAAATATGATTTGTCCTCGTGGGTGCCAGGTAAGAACCCTATCTCCCTTGTAGGAACTAGTGACCTTACAATGTATATTTTCTCATAAGGAGTGCTTTCTGTCAAGACCTCCTTCAATGCTTGATACAAAAGGCAGAATGTCTTACCTGTACCAGCACATCCATAAGCTACTAGATTCTTTCCAAGTGCGTACTGTTCCCACAAAGATTCTTGTGCAGGAGTCAGAGGTTCTATTGGTTTTAATAGTTCTGAATTAATAGGCTTAGTACGTTTCATCTGCTTAGTGGACAGAGTGGATACGGATTTTTTACGTGGCATTTAGTAGTATTTGTATGGTTTAACGTTGGCACCAGGTTCTTGACTTACTTTATGTAAGACTTCGTTCCATCCACCATCGGTTTTCATTCGCCAATCACCTACTTCACCTGCGGATGCACAACCCTTAGACCAGTCTTTATCCCAGTCAGGGTTCTCTTCTCTCCACTCTGCGTAGGCTTTCATAGACATAGAGAGTTCCTTTTCCTCTCCAGTCTTACTATTTTTTACAGGATAAGTAGGCATAATTTATTTAGTCCTCATCCTCAAGTCCAAGTTTAACACGTTCACGATGTTTGTCCTCCTTGATACGGTTTTGATCGGTGTTTGCTGCTTCATCATAGACTTTCTTGTTTGCTTTAGAAAATCCTTGTTCCCAAGGCATAAGTTCTTGAGAGTCAGAGAGATGAATAGCATCACCAGAGGTAAGACCTTTCATCCCTGCTCTTCGATCTAATTGACCTTGTTTATCCTCGGACTCCATCTTTTGATTGTACTCATACTCTTCACGTGGAGTGATAGGTTTGTCTGAGTCAACCTTATCAATGTGGAAGTCAGTCGAACTATCTCCTAACATCTTAGGAGTTCCAACTATCTTACCATACTTTTTAATATCTTCATCAAAATGACTTCGTTGCACCTTACGTTTGTCTGTGATCTTGAACCCAGTCTTACCAGTATCTTCATCACTGTCCTTCCAAGATGCAGGAACAGGTGGTTCAAAGTTTTGACCTCTCTCCTCTACTGGTTTAGTTTCATTATCCATATCAGGATAGCTAGGGAAAGATTCAGCAGATTTATGTGCTGCATACCTTAACTTACCTGGTACCACGTGTAGATTAGGATTCTGTCTTAGGAAATCTTCTCGTTGCTCTAGCGTCAAGAACAATTCCCCAACAGATTCATTATCTTTATTAGCAAATTCGTAGAGGGGCATCAGAATTTCATTACTGTAATGTATCTAGGTCTGTGTGCTGCTGTAAGAGGTGGTCTAGCAGAGTGTGGTATCCTTCCATCGAATGATACTACTCGACCTGGTTTAGGTAGGACTGCCTTAGTGATCTCATCATTAAGATCATAGAAGATAGTCTCACCACCCCAGTCACGGTTCCATTCATCATTAAGATAAAACATTACCGTACGATTCTTAGGACTCACATTGTCTACGTGTGCCTTAGGACGGTCTCCAGAGCGTAGAAGATTTGTATATACATTTGGTAAGGATTCATATGGTGGCACCTTACAGACCTTTGTAAGTGCCTCATACAATGCCTTGCATAAGTCTTCGTCTTCTTTGTCGCAACTAGGATCACCTTTATGAATACGTGTCCAGTATAAATCTGATGCACGCATTGGATCCATTGGATCGTGCTGCATCATATCCTGAATGTATTCAGATCTAAAATTGTTTATCTCTTCTTCACTTCTATCTTGTGCTAGAAAGTGTCTTGCTTTATCGCAAGCATCAGCATCATTAGCTCGCTGCAATGAATAGAAACCTTGTGAAAGATATCTAAAGACAGATGATAATGCTTTTTTATCTAGAACATCATCCCATACTTTAATATCATTCAACCAGTCCATCCTAATGCCTCCGATACTATAGGAAACTGTGTACGAAATACATCCTTACAAGCATTGGCAATATCCATATGCTCTTTCTGTGTACCGTGACCACTTCTCAATTCTATGTAGTGTATCCAAGACCGAACACTACCTGTCATAAAGAGTCGGGTAGGGGTAGCTAAAGGTAGTACAAACCGTGCACATTCCTTAGCAACACCATCCTTTAACATATTCTGATACAACTTCATACCTTCTTTGAAATGTTGTTGCATCTTTCTATTATAATGATTCACCTTCCTCTGATCCATATCATCAGTAGAATTCTGACGGTTCTTCAAGTCTTGCTTACGCAATTCAGGAAGTGGAATGGTATCACCCAACAAACTACTATCAGCATAGCGTTGCGAGAACTCTTGATATGTGAAGCTACGGTGCCTCAGTATCTGAGCAGCAAGACCACGTGTAGTGTTAATCTCCAATGTCATATGTGCCTGTTCAAATACAGACCAATGACCGTGCTTAATACAATACCCTAGAAGTCCTGCGACCTTAGGGTTGTCTTGGTTGTTAGGGTTGCTGACTCTCGCCACGTAACCCATTGTCTTCTCTGCTTCAGGAGTGACGGAAACAAGTGTTACATTCATTCTGGTTTCGGTTTGTTATAGAATCCTTGCTTAGTACGACGGATCCAGACATCCATTTCTCTGTCTCTTTCAATTTCTTTGAGAGACATATTCATCTTGTCCATTTCCTCAGTGGTATATAACCAAGGTTTTTCAAGAGCCTTTCGGATCATTCTTGATACTTTCATCGTGATAAACGTAAACGATAAATGCCAGTGTCTAACTCAGCAGGTACAAAGTTCATAGAAATCGATACCCTACGTACGTTAGTGGTCAGGATCTTACACTCGTGTGTAAGTTGACTTGGCCATAGGAAGAGTATACCCTCCTCTGGCATCATAGTCAAGGACTCACTGTTAAACTGACATATGTCTTTGGGATTTAATGCTAGGTACGGGTCACTCTTCTCCTTTGTCTGTGCGTGGAACGTAATACCAGTAGCACCAACAGGAAAATTTAAGTAGTAAGTGCCTGAGATAACACAGTTAGCGTGACTGTGCTTATACTGCCACCCTCCCTGACGTGTAACATTAACCCAACAGTCAGTAATAATATACTCATCAACCACATCCCACTTATTAACATCCTTCATAAAATCTAGGTAACTCTCACCCAAAAACTTTTCAAAGTCCTTGATGATAGGTGCATCTTCATCTAGAAAATTCTCTCCACTCTTATTCCAGAAGTGAAATATATCTTTAGACACAGGAGAACCATCGATCTCCTTGGTCTTCATCTTTTCTCTCACCGCCTCCTTAAGTTGCTTATGTCCATCAGTATTATCCCAACGATAAACACCTAATGCTTTAGGAAACATTTCAATGACTCTTTCTCTACTCATCCTTAGTTAACCTATAATTGTATCCACCATACGTAAGTACCTGTGGCATAAAATTCATTGAGACTGATACTCTAGCAGAATTTGCTCCAGTTGGCAAGGTGTAATGGTTTAAATGACCTGGCCATAATATAAGATGTCCTTCTCTTGCATTACCTATCTCTTGTGAAGCACTAAACGGTGAGTCCTTTAGTATCATATGTTGTAGGTAAGGTTTGTTAGCAGAATTTGAAGGGTTACAGAACACCACATCACCACACTGCCCTTCCATATGTACGTAGTACGTACCAGATACCAAAGAGTTAGCGTGAGCGTGCATCACTTGATGACCACCCTCTGCTGCTACGTTAACCCAACAGTCAGTAACAAACACATCTTGTGAACTATTATATCCTTGTACATCTATAACAAAATCACAATAACATTCTTCCAACCACCTATGAAAATATTTAAAGATAGGTTCATCATTATCATACAGTAAATGCTCTGCACTCTTCTGATAATAATGTTTTAAAGATGGTGCTGCATCATTAATTCTTACGTCAGATTTTTTTATTGATTCACGTACAGCAACCTTAAATTCTTCGTGCTTATCCTCTGGCATTTTATATGTGCCAAGAGGTGTAGCAAACATACTACGTAAGTCAATTCTATTAGGTGATATTCTCACTTCTTAGTCACCTTAAAATTATAAGCACCAGCTAGGAATTCCTGTGGCATAAAGTTCATAGAGATAGAAACTCTAGTGGCATTTTTCTCAGTAGGTGTGGTCATATGAGATAGATTACTTGGCCACAAAATAAGATACTGTTCTTGACAGTTACCAAAGTGTTGTGCCTCATTGTAAGGTGTAGCTTTACAGTTATCAAATCCAAAGTAAGGTCTGTTAGCCATTGCACAAGGATTGATATACATTATCTGTCCAGAACCATCTTCCATACGCAGATAGTATGTACCAGACACAAATGCATTAGCGTGTGAATGTAGTACCTGATTACCACCCTCCTTAGTAACGTTAACCCAACAGTCGGTGATGAATGTTTTATCTGTCATCTTCCAACCTTGTACGTTAGTCACATAGTCAGCATAACATTCCTCCAACCAGTCGTGAAAGTGCTGGAAGATTTCATCTTCATTATCGTATAACAAATGTTCTTTTTGATGCTGATAAAAATGCGTTAACGCACCTGCCTTACCTTCTGCAAAGCCAGGTTGCACCTTTTTAATTGCTTGTCGAGTTGCGTCTAACAGTTCCTTATGTTTGTCATCAGGATACTTATAGTATGCTAATGGCAAAGGAAAGATAGGTTCAACTAGTTCCGCTTCCACTCTCATCTTTTACATTACGAAGTTTGTTTGCTTTGATTCTTTTCTTAATCATTTTAGCATAGTATACTTCTTGTTCTGTATACCATCCTGGATGTTCTTTACTCCTTTTGATAATTAACTTTGCTGCTTTCTTGTCCTTCATAGTACGCTCTAAAGTACGGAACAACACCATTGGTGATCTTATGTCCCTTTGCTATCCACTCATCCGCACAATCATAGATTGCTTTGGATGTGCAAGTGGTACCAAATGAATGAAGAAGTTTCACAAGTACTTGCTGTCTCAATACTAGTTGTTCATCAGTCAGTGTAGCCGTCATCATCTTGGAGATTTAGGTATGTAGATTTTATTAATGTATTCCTAGGTTGGTTAGCTGTATAAGCATCCACATCAGAATACACTTCTGATTCTAGCACAGTTAATAAAGATTTCAAGTCCTTTACTACTGTTTTAAGTTTTGCCTTGTCCATTTAGTTCCCACTTTAATTATGTAGGCCATAAAAAAAGACCCCTATTTAGGGGTCTCTTTGGTGTTAGCTACAAGGTTTTGCCTTGCTGTTAACCTTGAGTCCACGATACATTAGATCGTGTCTGTTACGCTTTGATGCTTCTGCAAGCACTCTTGCGTTGTACTCTTCAGAATCGTACTTGATTCCACGATAAGTGACTGTTGTCATTTGCTTTCTCCTGAAAGTAGGGTGGTTTAATCCCCGTTCCTTCAGTCGGCATTTGCGTCCCAGCATTCAGGTGTTTCTTCTATCACAACCAGAATCATTTCTGCTCGTGTCTCATCCTCTATATTAAACTCATACATCTTATCGATAAGAAGTTGAGCGTCCATACAAGAGAAGGTAGATGCAATAACTGCTAGATGAAACATACTGGGATGAACGTATCCGTTCCGTGTCGGCTTACTTGCGACCCTTTTGGGTTGAACGATTGTGTTAATAATAACACAGTTATATTATATAGTCAAGTAGTTTTGTATCGACTGATACAATTTAAGGAAGTCTTAACCTCCGTAGGATGTCTCATTAGGATTGACAGCCATAGAAGGAAGTGGTACTCCCTGTGTTGCTCTCTCGCCTGGTGATGACCATCCTTTACCTTGTGGTTTAGGTGGTGTAGTTCTATTACCCCATTTTATTTGAGGGAATGCCTCCTTGATTACATTCTCAGTAATCCTGTACTTCTTCTTAAGATTCTTGTCTTTAACTAGACAGACTACCTCTGCCTCAGATTCGTGTAACCCTTCTAGAAGACCTACGAACATTGTTTCTCTCTTAAGACTAGAGAGATCATCAGCACCACCCTTCACAAAGTAGTGAAGAATTCTATGTTCTGTGCTGAGTTGAGAATGCTCTGTTCCTGGAGGTGCTTCATTAGGTTTATATGGTACAGCACCTTCGGGCAAAGCAGATTCGATACTAGGATCGAAGTTCATAATCAAAACTTTCCTGAGAGCATTACTATTATGCTCCCGTAAAAGATTAATCTTTGCTGCCTTAGTCTTGGCATTGCTAACCTTTTGCAGCACTTCAGAAATTAATAATGATTCAGCCATAATAATCAGGTTTTTAGTATTTAGTCCTCATCTTCTACCTCTTGTTCGTGGAAGCGAACGTGTAGAAGGTCTCCAGAATAGGCATTGCCATTAGCATCATACATTTCTGGGTGGTCATAACTAGCAGGTGGTTCTTCCTTTGTAGTAGTAGCGTATACAACATCGTTTCCTATCCATCCAATGATACCTCCTAGAATAAAGAAAATTAGACTGGTAACAGCACTGAAATAAAGCATCTCAGGCATAATTATAATCCTCAATTCGTTTCTATTTAGACCAACCCAATGGATTTAAAATGTCGTGCTGTCTCTACTAGTCCTCCTAAGTTGTCACCATTATACACTACTTGTGGAAATGTGACAACCTCCTTGTTGAGATCAAGTTTGACCTGTTCCCTAGTAATGTCCCTGTCAACTAGGATCTCTTTATACTCTACCTTTGCTCTTGCCATCAGTTCTTTAGCTAGGGTGCAGTACTTACAATCTGTCATAGTATACACGATGTTCATCTGCCTTCCCTCGATTTATTTCTAATAGTTATATGGTTACCTTCAATAGCAAACTCTAGGTAATCAATATGATCCCATCCAAGTTCTTCGTATAGTTCATTGAGTTTATCCATATCATCCCACAGATCAGTGGGAGTAGGTTCACCCCAGAATGGGTTTTCGTCCATAGGTAGATCTCTTTCTAACATATTAGCATAAGTTATCAACCTTGCCAAATTAGATCAGGCATTGCTGACTGGCCTGGTCTCATTACAAATAATAATATGGCATAGCATACAAACCATATGATATTAAACAACCACGCTTGTCTCCAGAAATACTTTCGTACTGCCATAGATCTAAGTACTTGTGGTGCTTTGTCTTGTGCTCTAAAGATCTGTTCTATTATCAATGCAACAAAGAATCCTATCACTAATGGATAGAATACAAAGTTTGCAAATGACATAATTGAAATAAGAAATACCATTTAAAAATGATCCTCCAGTCCTTCTTGTGGTACAGGTGTCCAATCTTTACCATAATATTTTTCTAGAATATTATGATGGGGAGCACGATCAAGTTGCTCTTGAGTGAATGTAATCTTCTTAGGTGGTTCAGGTGGAAACAATTCAAGTTGTATACCGTGTGCTTGCCAGAACCACTCTTCAGGATCTTCTCCTTTCATATGAGTAAACCCATAGAAAGAACCATCATCCCTCTGATATAAGAAGTGATGATCGTGAGGATTCAATAGCCACATCTTCATTAGTTTGTCTGTGGTTTTGTATCCTATCTCCTCCTTCGTTAATTTTTCCACGTTTTACAAATTCAATTGCTGAGGGTAGTATAGCATACTCTTGCCTTTGTATCTTAGTGGTAAGAGTATCTAGGGTGTCATCAGGTTCAATAGGAACTCTGCCTTGTAGTATAATCTCTCCACCATCTAGTTCCTCATTGACATAATGGACAGTACACCCTGTCTCTGTGTCATCAGATGCTAACGCTTGTTCTACTGCGTGGAGTCCTTTATACTTTGGTAGTAGTGATGGATGTACATTAATTATAGGAGCAGTAAAAGCATCAGGATTTTTAATCACTCTCATATATCCTGCTAATACAATCAGGTCTACTCTCCACGCTTCAAACAACTTAACCATATCATCTTCCCTCTTATGACTGATGTGACAGTGAGGGATTCCAAATTTTTCTGCTCTCTTTACTGCTCCACAATTTTCCTTGTTGTGGATCATCAATACCACTTCATCCCTTGTGCAGGTGCGTAGGATGTTCTCGAAGTTGGTTCCGTTACCAGAACACATAATTCCTAGTCTCATTAGATCCAAGCAGGTTTACGTGATGGGTCACGAAGATAGTTATCTGCAACCCAAGGTTTAGATGCAATGTATTGTTTATATGCTGTCATAGTATCGATACGAGTATTCTTCTTAAACTCGTCAGGCATCGCTCGTACAAAGGGAGTTGGGCATTCGATGGAAGGAAATATAATGTCAGCATATTCTAAAGTAAACTGACAGCTATGAGTCTTGTTGTAGCGATGTGTATACTCAGCACACAATGCTAGACCGTGCTCAATCAACCAACGAAAGTTCCACTGTGCCCAGATAGTACAGGGATGATTGCGAAACGCACCCTTGTCTGTGCTGTAGAAACCAGTATCTTTCTTAGGTAGGTCACCGTAACCGTGACCCCATTGATGAGATGCAACAATAGAAAGCATTTGACAGGTCTCTAATGGCATCTTGACGACGTGTTTGTCAGGCAGACACTGTGCTGAAGCAACAGGGTCGGGATCAGTGACAAAAATGTTCATAAAAAAAGAGGGTCTGTAAAGACCCCCTTATTATAACAAATGATTTGGATAAATCAACCAACAGAAGGAGCAATAAGTGCAACCTCTGATGTTTCAGCAGTAGCCAAGTCAAGTGGGAAGTTGTGAGCGTTACGCTCGTGCATTACTTCCATACCTAGGTTTGCTCTGTTAAGAACGTCACCCCAAGTAGGAACAACCTTACCAGATGCGTCTACGACAGACTGGTTGAAGTTGAAACCGTTAAGGTTGAATGCCATTGTACAGATACCCATTGAGGTTAACCATACACATACAACTGGGAATGATGCAAGGAAGAAGTGAAGACTTCTTGAGTTGTTGAATGAAGCATACTGGAAGATAAGACGACCGAAGTACCCGTGGGCAGCAACGATGTTGTATGTCTCTTCTTCTTGTCCAAACTTATAACCATAGTTTTGTGAATCTAAACCTGTTGTCTCTCTGATTAGAGAAGATGTAACAAGTGATCCGTGCATTGCTGAGAAGAGTGCTCCTCCAAACATACCTGCTACACCTGCCATATGGAAGGGGTGCATAAGAATGTTGTGCTCTGCTTGGAATACAAACATAAAGTTAAATGTACCTGAGATACCTAGAGGCATACCGTCTGAGAAAGATCCCTGACCGAAAGGATACACTAAGAATACAGCGAATGCTGCTGAAACTGGTGCAGAATATGCAACACAGATCCAAGGACGCATACCTAAACGGTATGATAGTTCCCACTGTCTACCCATATAGGC